TACTACAATGCTTGGTCCATTGGGAGAAGTGTTCAATATGATTGAGCAAATTAAGCAAGGCACCAATGTAGAAATGAAAGCCAATTTGGAAAAAGGTGGGCTATCTGGATATTTCGGGGCTTATGGCGATGTATTAAAAGGGTATGCAGGTTCAATAAATGAATTTGGCGCAAGCCCGATGAATGGTGTATTAAAATCATTAGGTATGAACCAGGTCGGGAACCCACTAAAAAACGAAGCGAAGCCCGCATTGAAAAGATTGCCGGTAGAAACAAATAACACGACAACTACCAGTACTGAAAAGTCGTTGTTGGAAATTCAAATAAAAGACAATGGTAATAATGTGAAAGATGTTAAAACCACTGGTTCTGCAAAAATACCTATTACTGTCACCTCAACAACCGGCCAAAAATGATAAACGTTAACGACATATTACTTTATCTAAATGGCGATGGCGGTGAGATATCAACCCAGAACGATGATATTGAATTAACCAATGTGCTATATAACCAGGTGCTGTTAGCTTTGTTTGGCGGCAATGTTGAAGCCGTTACTACAGGTAACGAACCCCCAGGATCCGTTAGAGAAGATTATTGGGCGAACGCTCTTTTTTATCCCAACGAACCCGAGACGCAATTTAATTCACTTACTGAAAAGGCGCTTTTGGATAACGTTCTTAACAGCTCTGGCCGCATAAATATACTACGCGCAGTTGATGCCGACCTTCAATATTTAAAAACGATAGCTAACATATCAACAAATGTTGTAATTTTAAGCACCAATAGTTTACAGATATCTGTTACATTGCAAGAACCGTCTAGTCAGCAAAATAAGCAGTTTGTATTCATTTGGGATAACGCTAAAAAAGAATTGATAAGCAGTCGATATATATGAGCAAGCCAACACCTTCATTAAGTACGATATATACCAAATTTGTTACTGATATCAAGAATAAACTTGGTATCGCTTCCGTGTTGGTCAAGTTTGTTATCAACGCATTGTCTGCTGTTTTAGCTGCTCAGATAAAATTGCTTTATCTGTACCAGGTAGACATTCAAAACAATCAGTTCCCTGACAAGGCCGACACCGCTGCAAATGGGGGTACATTGGAAAGATTGGGAATGATGTACCTGGGACGCATGCCATTTTCCGGCACCGATGGCACGTATAACGCTACGGTTACCGGAACTACCGGGGCCTTTATACCAAAGGGTTCGCAATTTCTTTCGAATGCAGGCAGTACATCGCCGGGAGAACTTTACACCAATGATAATGATTATTATCTGCCAGGCGCAACCGGAACATTGCCTATAAGATCGGTGCAGACAGGGGCAAGTTATTTGCTTAACATTACCGATACCCTTACGCCAACAGCACCAATATTGGGCGTTAATAACGTAGTAACTATAGCGGCTATTACTCAAACGCCTACCGACGCTGAACCAGAAGCGGTTTACAGACTGGCTGTATTAAACTCAATGAGATTGCAACCACAGGGCGGTTCAAAAACAGATTACCGGGTATGGTCGAGTGATGCCAATGGTGTTCGCTTGGTTTATCCCTATGTGAAAAATGGGGAAGCAGGTACCGTGCAGGTTTATGTAGAGGCACTAGAATCAAGCAACCCTGGCCAACATGGAGTTCCTACATCGGGATTAATTTTAGATGTGATTGATGTAATTGAAATGAATCCTGACACGACATTGCCCATTGAAAAGCGTGGCAGGCGACCTATCCAGGCTAATATAGAAGTATTGGCCATTACGCCTATACCTGTTGATATGATCATTACAGGGCTACAAACCAATACTGCAGCCATACAAAATAGCATAAGAACTAATGTTGAAACCTATCTTTATGATGTTAGGCCATATATAGCTGGATCTGATCTTCCACGAGAAAGGAACGATCAACTATCTGCAGTTAAATTGCAAGGTGTAGTGAATGATACTATTGGTACCAGTAATACATTTTTAAGCTTTACCATGTCTGTAAATGGTGTGTCTGTTAATACTTATCCATTCACATTGGGCAATATCCCTTATTTGAGAAACGTAACTTATAACTAATGAAAGCGCAGCCAATTGAAAGCGGAGAAAACAACACCATTGCACCGAACGTAATAGTGGGTTATGCTATTTACTGCCCTGGATGCGAAAGAAATCATTTTATTAACACAGACTTACGATTCTCCCCAATAGCTTGGGCTTTTAATGGCGATGTTGAAAAACCCACTTTTTCGCCATCGCTTCTTTGCCAGGCGGACGTTCCAAATGAGAGGTGTCATTCTTTTATAACTGACGGGAAAATCAAATTTTTAAGCGATTGCTTCCATGATCTACGGGGACAAACTGTTGAATTAATAGATGTTGAATAATGTACCAGGTAACGCCATCAAGCACCCAACATGGTTTAAATACCCCCCACGGAAGCAATACGCCACACCGGTTACCATCTATTGATACAACCACACCGGTTGATTTCTTTAAGATGGTTGAATTGCTATATCCTACAGGCACCAGTTGGAATTTGCCTGAGAATAGCCAATTTAAGAAACTCCACGATGGTATTAACCTATCGTTGGTTGAAACGGCTGTTGATGCTAACGGGTTGTTGGACGCCTCGTTTCCGGATAATAATAATTTTGATGCTAACGATGCAAGTTTGTGGGAATACCGATACGGAATCGAATACAATGCGGCGCTAACACTGGCCCAAAGAAGGCAAAATATTTACGCAGCCATGGCTTTCCCACAAAATGTACTTGGACGACAATCGCCTAGTTACATTGAGGCATCTTTACGGGAAGCGGGATTTGATGTACACATATATGAAAATATATTTTTCTCGGGAAGTACATTATATCAAAAAACACCTCAGCAGGTGTTAGGAACCGTTACAACCATTACACAATTCGGTGGTGGTACACAGTTCGGGGGTCAAACACAATTTGGTGGTGGTAACTTTTCAGTGATTGCCAACAATGAAACCGCAGAAAGCTATAACCCTGGCGGTATATTGTGGCCAACATTCTTTATTTCAGGGGCAACCATAAGTACACCCGCTGACGTTTCTAAGTTCAGGGAGCGGGAATTTAGGCGGCTAGTGCTAAAATTGAAACCAGCTCATACGGTAGCTTTTTTAATCGTAAATTTTATTTAATTTTATGTCATGGCAATAACTATAGGAACCCAAACAAATATTGATAAATCAAATCTGGCCGCATATCCAAATGGGCAGATAAAAGATGATAGTGGAATCGGTGACGGTACGCCTATCAACTGTGTCACATCAAGCGATATTTGGGAGTTTTTCGACAAACTAATGCGGTTGGCTGATATTTCGTTTAATAACGATTTTGACAATGAGGTCAACGGTTATCAATACGTTCAGGCAGCTATTGCACTGGCATCCAAAAGTGACTATGTGCGGGCGCTAGCCACATCTGGTGGCGTTCTGAATCTTGATACTAAATTGGGGATATTACAGACTAACGAAAAGCTTTTGGCTTTAGCGTCATCTGACTATGCTGCTGAGACCGATATTACAGGAACCGATTCGCCCTTGGTTACAAAAACTATAATAATTACCCAACAATGGAAGGCCGGAGATTATTTATTATTGGTAAATACACCTGGCGGTATTGAGATAAAACAATTAGTTACGGGCGATAATATAAATTTGATTGTTGGGGCTAATAATTATTTAAAAGCGGCTAATAATTTAACAACGTTGGCGGGAATATCTACTGCCGCTGCTGTTACACCGGCTTCGCTGTTATATGCTTTTCAGGAAAGAATAAGCGACCCTCTTGAAATAGAATCAGCGCCATACGAAGCTTCTGCTACACAACCAGGTATATTGTCAATCGCTTTATTTAACCAGATTGCTAACTTTACCAACGCGGTTAAAAACGTAGGCTGGTTTAGCGGCGTTGATCCAGGGGCCGGCACTATAGGAGCGTTTGCAACCAGATCAGGGAATATCCTTTCTGCCCAAATAACAGCGGTAGCACCAGGCTCTGGCGGTTCAACTACCTACCGGGTTGTGGTTGATAATGCCATGGATATGAGCGCTGGCAAAGGTTATTTTGTTAGGATGATGGTTCAGTCTGAGGGTACATTGGAGCTTGACAATGACGTATGTGTACCCGTATTTAAGGTTGTAAATTCTACTACGTTTGATTTTTCAATTAGTGAAGCCAATACGGGAGTTGCCTCCGCACAAAACTTAAAAATACATTGTGAAGTTGTACAAATATGAGAAGTTTAAAAGACATTCAATTATTAACATCCGTTTTAGTTGACGCCGACTATCCTGACGGTGCAATCATCAATGAGACCGTATCGCAAGCGGGTACTGCCGTAATTAATGAGGTGTACAATGATGTATTGGTTAATCTTTATAAGCTATTAAGTATTACCGGAAACACATCCAATGGTGTGGCTGATAGTGAAAGCACCACCTACCAGATATTAGGCGCTTTACAAAAGTTACCAAACGTTCTGAACGATATCAGGCAAACCATGACCTTGGCATTGGGTGTGTTCTCTGTGCCCATTGCCATTGACCTATTACCTGACGGTTACTTTTTAATTGTTAAACCAACCTCGGCTGGAACCGCAGGTGCCACCTATAGTTTTAAAGGAACCGGTGCCCTTACTTATGACTTTATATCGCCAGGTGGATTTAATGCCGGTGATACGGTATTGTTGATCATTAACCACCCTACAAATCCAGTTCAGGCATTCAGTATCAATCAAACCGTTTCGCCTACAAGTCAGGTAACTAAAACGGCGGCCGATCTGTTAGGTTCTGACCCATTCTTTTATTTGCCACTTACAGGAACTTTGGTGCCGGTATTGCCAAAATACTTAACCATGTATATTAAAAATGGTGACGGTGATAACCAGACAAAGATGATCAGTCCTGCTTATGTAGCAGATACCCGTATTATTACAGGCATGCCAAGTCCCACTGACTGGCCAAGCATGGAAATTATATTGAACTTCGCATAAAAAGGCCGGAAACCATTTTATAGGCATCCGGCTTTTGGATTTGCTTTCAAGGGGATTCCAATGACCCTTTTTTCATTTCTATACTTTCATGGCCATGAATTAGTTATGTTGATTCAAATATATGTAAATTTACATCAATGTCAAACAATGTAAACTTTAACGTTAATACAGATGCTTCGATGGCCATGGTAGAGAAGTTAAAAACCATGCACAAATCAGCTTTGCCCCTGGCCATACGCGGTACTTTAAATGCCGCCGCCTTCGATGTAAAGATGGTGACATTGGATGACAGCGCCACCCAAAACTTTATACGCCGTTCAAAAACATTCTTTAAAAGATTCTCTGGCGTTAACCGGGCACAGGGATTTGATGTTAATAGCATGCGGGCAGAGGTTGGTATGACTGCCGGAGCTGGCGCAGGTGCCGCCCGGGCCGAAACTGCCATTAATAACATGGCCAAGCAGGAATACGGTGGTAAAATCACCGAAGGACTTGACTACCTGGCAGCATCCCGTACCGCAGGTGATTTGGATAGACAGGTAACTTCCAAAAAGCGTTTCACCAAAAATAATGTGGTTCGCGGTAGATTTAAACATACAGGTACAACCAAATCAAGACAGGTGGCCGCCGCTTATGTGGCCATGCGTGAAGGTAAATACCAAAAGGTTAAGATAGGTAACAGGAATTTCTATAGATCAGTATCAAGTGTAAGAAGCCTAAAAAGAGGCGGTGTTAATATCAGATCGCGATTAATGTATGTTTCTCGTGACGGTAGTGTAGCACCGGTAAAGGCAACCCACTTCTCCCGTGAAGCTGCTGAAAGGACTACGCCCAAGATACCAAACTTCTTTATAGCAGAAGGAAATAAGCAAATTGCAAAGGTGTGGAAATAAGAAAGCCCGCGGCTGCAGGGCGCATCGGGCTTTACACGAATTAAACTTCTGAATGAAAAACTCTGTGTTGCTTTCAAAGATAAAATTTATTCGGTAATATTGTTAAAATAAATACAGAAAGTTTTGACCTGGATAGATAGAGTAGAAAACACCATATTTACCATCCGTACCGGTGATGGTAGGGAATATACGCCGATGCTACCCATTGGTTACGAAACTCAAAAGGATTTCCACACAGCTCAATTTGATTATATCAACCTCCCTGGTGCTGAGATCGCTCGTAAAAAGGTAGGCCCGCGTAACTTTCCGTTAGTTTTTATATTTACCGGAGAGGATAATATTGACATTGCTGACGCTTTTGATACATCAGCAAATGATAACCGCGCATGGGTTATTCGTCATCCTGTGTACGGTGATATAACCGGCCAACCAATTAACATACGACGTAATACCACCCTTAATGCTACTCAGTTTAACGTTGACTTTTGGGAAACCATAATCACTAAAGGCCCCGTAGCAACACTCTCACCACAGGAAACGGTTGATGGTTTGTTCAAAGAATACACGGCCATATCATCAATTGAATATGAAGCCAGGGTTGAATTAAAGCCTGCTGATCTCGGGTTAATAAAAAACAATGCTGAACTTATTAATGAGACGGTTAAAAAGAGGCTGGACGAAATTGATTATGCGGCTTATCAGCAACAGTCGATGCAGATGTTTACCGATATTGATAACATATTAAACGATCCGATAGCTGCCATTCAATCTATACACCAGGTTATCATGGCACCATCGCGGTTTGCCATTGGCATAGATACGCGAATCAATTTAATAATTGACATATACAATGCCATTGACTTGATGTTGACAAAGAACCCAACAGTTAATAATAAAGCTTATTTTGAAACTGCCGCCGGCGTTGCTGTTTTAAGCTTTGCCAACACATTATTGATACCTTTTGCCTCTGACTATATTACCCGGGATGCCGTTATTACAGCATCAAACAATTTGGCCGGTATTTATAATAACTATCAAAACGTTTTAAACAATGCGTATATCCCAATATCAAACGTTGGGACAGCATACTCACCAGGTCCACAAACCCAGGCAACATTGCAGACTATTGTATTAACCGTGCTTAGGGCGCTTCAAACAATAGCATTTAACGCAAAGGTGGAACGTATAATTATGTTGGAGCGAGACACCCAATTGATACCATTGGTTCATAAATATATGGGGTTGGATAACCTGGATGCCAACATTGAGATATTCAGGACCATAAATAATATTAAAAACAAATCCCTGTTCATTATTCAGAAGGGGACTGAAATAACCTATTTCGCATGAAGGCTCGGGTAAACGGAATGTATTTCATGTATTTTAATGAAGTTGTGATCAGCACATCGTTAGATGCTGTTGCCAGTACTTTCAGCTTTGTTGCGCGATACGACCCAGACATACCTGGCCACAATGAACTGTTCCGGCCATTGTCTTATGCCAAAATAGAGTTTTTTGATGATAATTCTACACGGCCGCTGTCTACCGGCACCATCGTTGATTGGAATTTTGCTTCTGAGGCTGACCCTACTTTAAAGAAATTATCCGGCTATAGCCTGCCTGGTGTATTAGAAGATTGCCAGATACCCTATAGCCTTTATCCTTTAGAATCAAATAATCGCAACCTGCAACAAATCACCGATCGCTTATTAAAGCCTTTTGGTTTAAAGCTGATTGTTTATGATATCGTAAAAAAAGAATGTGCCCAGATCATAGCTCGCACAGTTGCCAAGCCGGAAGAAACGATTAAGAATTACATCTGCAGCATCGCCAATCAGAAAAATGTCATCGTCTCGCATGATATTTTCGGTAATCTGATCATGTTCAGGCCAGATGTAAAATCGCAACCCAAGCTGACGCTTACGCCAGAAAACACGACTAAAATGAATTTGCACGTTAATGGCCGCGAAATACATAGCGAAATAACAACGTTGCGTCAACCATCAAAAGGTGATAACCCAGACGAAGCTTTTGGCAACATTAACATCACCGAAAGAAGCCTGGATGATTTTATTGATAAAGGGGAAACCCTTAAAATATCCAGCTCTAACACAGTTAAAAACAAATTGGTTACCGCATACCGGCCCATGGTAGATAAATTAACCAGGTTGTCTTTTTGGGACACCGACCGTGCGGCAAAAAACATGCGCGGCGCCGAACTTAAAAATGTTAGGATAACATTCGAACTTGATCGTTGGGAGAAAGTGAGCATAGGTGATATTATCGAAGTTGATGTAAACCCAGAACTATTTATCAATAAAAAAGTTAAAATGATATTGGAATCAACCACTATACAGGAAAATAGCAAGACCAAAACACTTAGTGGCAGCTTGGTATTATTAGAAACATTTACCGGGGATGAGCCCCAAAACATATTTGGATGATAAATTTAGTAAAATATTATAGCAGTTTAATTCAGCAGACTGGCCATAGGATAGTAAAGGCTTTTGGCTACGGTGCTGTAACTGCCGACATAGCTATGCCATTTGGTGAAGATTCGTGCCCGGTAAAGGGTATGGATGCTATTTACGCCACTACCGATAGCGATGAACAGCCGGTCATCATTGGCTATATCAATACGAATCAAATAGCAGGACCTGGCGAAAAACGACAGTTTAGCTTAAAGGCAATAACCGTTGGTGGTAAAATAACCTATCAGATTGCTTTTTATACACACTTGAAGAATGACGGAACTTATGAGATAGGTGGTAATACTAAGCACATGGTCAGGTATGAGGACTTAAATTTAGGCTTAATAGAAACCAAAAATGACATTAATGCTGAACTTGTAAAGATACAAACGGCTATATCTTCATTGGGTGGAACCTATCTTCGCTCTAATGTTGATATGGATATCAGTGCAGCTAAAATAGACGAAATAAAAACTTTGTAATGGACTGCAGGTGTGAAAAATGCAATAGATTATTAGCCACCGATCTTGAAGGAATCGTAAAAATTAAATGCAGCAAGCAGAATTGTGAAAAAATAAATATATTTACATCCGTTAAGAGAAACCAGACAGGCGCCGACCAGCAGAGTTTTGACCAATCAAATGAAAAAACTTTGGACGGCACTACTATTACTGATTAGCATTTCTGCTTATTCTCAAACAACTTCGTGGTCGCCCACACCCGCCCTAACCTGGCAAAGTCGAATTTTATCAGGATCGCCACAGATCAGGGCTATATGGACACCTTCTAATATTTTTGACATTGGGGATTCTGTAAGAACATTGCGAATAGGATTGGCTGGGAAACAGGCTTCTTTAGGTTTTACACCCGAAAATACGGCCAATAAAGTAACAACGTTAATCGGTTCAAACAATACTACTTTCCCGACATCTAAAGCTGTTTCAGATGCAATATCTGCTGCAGGTGGTGGAACGGTATTAAGTGTAAGCTCGGCAAACTCTGACATTTCTGTTGCCAACCCTACAACAACGCCTACACTGACATTAAATAGCGGATCAGGTCCAAATCAAATAGTTAAAAGGGACGGTAGTGGTAATTTGCATGCTACTACAGTAACGACAATCCCGAATCTAAGCGGGCCAGTAACATCTAGTGGTAACATAACTGATATCGGGGATGGGGCTATAACATTAAACAAAATACAACAAATATCAACAGATGCTTTTTTAGGTAGGGTTAGTTTAAATAGCGGTGTCGTGGAGGTTTTAACCATCCCTACGGCAAGGGCGGCTTTATCCATCGACCAGACTAATAACACATCCGATTTAAATAAGCCTATCTCTACAGCTACCAATACAGCGTTAAATACTAAATTAACCGCTACAAACAATCTATCAGACGTATCTAACTACGCTACCGCATTAAGTAATATCGGCGGTATAGGGCCGGCAACTACGAATACGGTAACCAATAAAAGTATTAGCGGATCCACCAATACCTTAAGCAACATACCTAATAGTGCGCTTGTAAACCCTTCTATATTAATAAACGGAGTTGTTATTCCGTTGGGTGGTGTGGTGAATACTCCATTAGGTACGGTAACAAGTTTTTCAAAAAATGATAATTTCGGTATAATATCAACGGTAACCAATCCAAATACGACACCTAACCATTCTATAGGTATAGATTCGGCGGTTGTTTCAACCCGGGCCTCGGTTAGAATACCAGTTACTGCAGGATCATCAAATCCAGTAACTATAACCTATTCTTCGTATGCGGCCACATACGGAATAAACCCAAAAGCTTCTTTTTACGAGTTAGTTTCAGCCGGTGTATATAGAAAAAGAGAGGATGTATTACCGGTATTTAATGTGACCGGAACCACCATAAATACGATACAATTTGATATGGGCATAGTGCCCAATGGATATATTTTATTAACTCACTAAACAATGAAACGATTACTTTTACCTTTATCACTATTAATCACAACAATTAGCTTTGCGCAACAAAACTCAGATTATATACCTCCTGCCGCAACAAGTTCATTGAACCAAACATATCTAACCGATCCAACCGATACGGTTAACAGAGGTGTTTACAACTATTATGGAAACGGGCGCTCTGATAGAATGGCCAGGTACAGGGATTTAATAAATGCCGGCATACCAACTGTTGGAACAATTGCCGCATTAGAGGCGTATAATTCGCCATATACCACGGTAATTGTTACAGATGAAACAAGGGGTGGTATGTTTAATTATGTAAATACGGGACTAACTGCAGATGGTGGCATTGTTTTGCCAGCAACAGGTAAAGGTTCTGGTAGTTGGGTGAGACAGGACATAGATTTTATTTATCCTGAATGGTGGGGTTCAAGCAACACCAATAGCCGATCATTCATCCAATCAGCATTAAACTATGGTGTTGGCAAGACGGTAAATCTAAGAAACAACCTGTATTACATAGACAGCACATTAGTTATAAAAAGTAACACCAAATTATTGCTACAAACCAACACAACAATAATGTTGAAAGACAGCATTAATCGCAATATGATAATGAATCAAAACGCGGTGGCAGCAGGATCAACGGCGTTATTAGATAGCAATATAATTGTTAGTGGCGGTACTTGGAACGGCAACGGCTTTAAACAAAACCTTTGGAGCAGTACAACCGGATCAATTATTATTTCAGGCATAAGCTTTTTTAACGTTAAAAACATAAGAGTAAATGATTTAACAGTACGTGATTCCAGATCGTTTGCTATTCACATAGGTTCATATAAAGACGTTTGGATAGATAAAGTACGATTGGATAACAGCACTACTGTTATGGGTAGGAACCTAGACGGAGTGCATTTAAACGGGCCTGGTGAGAATGCTTTTCTTACTGGCCTTGTGGTTAATGGTGATGATGATCAAATTGCCATAAATGCCAATGACGCAGCGCTTGCATATTTGGTTAACGTTGCTGGGAAATACGGAGGTGACATTAAAAACACAGTTGTTGACGGTGTGGTTTATAATAATACCTATAAGGGCATAAGGCTATTATCGGCAACAAACAGCATTACCGGCACCGTAATCAATAACGTAACTGGTGTTACCTCGGGAAATATATTAGAGACTGGTAACTTCGGTTTAGGCCCCGGGGGCACACTAAAGGACCTGCAAGTGTCGAATGTCAATGTTAAAGTAAACCAAACCTCAAACGACACAAGGTTTCCATTCAGGTTTGATACCGGCGACTATTCCAACATAAACTTTAACAATATTATAGTTGACGGCAATCATTATAATATACCTACTATATGGTTTAACCATAGCAGCACGTTTGATGCGTTTAAGATAAACGATTTTACCTCTATAAATCCCGATACAACATCCTACGCTGAAATTTCAGTAACGGGTGTGACCATGAAAAATTTAGAAATAAATAACTATAAGAAATCGGGCGGTAAAAAACTATCATCTAAGTTACTTGACCTTATTTCTGTAACGGCTGAAAATGTAAGTGTTAAAAACTCACTTGTTGATACTTCGGGATATGTAGTAAAAATAGCAGGTTCAGCAATTAAAAAACTATCATTAGCTGACAATGTAAACTATAGCAGTACGCTTGGTAATGACATTACTACATCAACAATAGATAGCCTGTACATTAGCGGAGCTTACTTTAAAGACAATAATAACCTGGCCTTTACAAAAGATGCAGGATCAACGGTTAATACCTATGTTGATGAAAGGTTAAAGCAAAGTAACGCCAATTCAACATCGGTAGCACCTGTACAATATAAAAGCAACGGGACTACTTATGTTATATCAAAAAATAATACCGAAACCCTACAAAGCGTAACGAATAGGGGTGCAACAACTACCACGCCAATTACCGCAAGTAACTATATAGCAACTACGGCAAGCCCTGCGGTACTAACAGCTACTACAGCAACCACCAACGCTAAAACCATTGATTTATCGAATAACGGGGTAGATTTTCAATTTGGTATTGAAAGCTCAACAGCTAATAACTTTTTCCCCGGTTCAAACGTGGCTTATGAATCTGTATTATATAGTACGAATCCAATAAGTTCAGTTATTGGTGGTACTACTAGATTTAGGGTAACAGCTACAGGTATTGAAGTTAATGGTAGTGGTAATTTATCGGGTGGATGGACTGCTAATGTTGCCAAAATGGGCAGATGGTCTACCGACCCCGATTATGCTAGATTCGGATATAATGTACCAGGTGGAGGGGAAGCCACAAACTACGGTTTTATGCAAAAGGCCGACGGCAGTATTTATGCCAAGGGGTTGGGTAATTTCTTAAGCGAAAGCCCGGTTTCTGCTCCAAATTTTATTTCTACAGTAGCTACCGGAACAGCGCCATTTACAGTTACATCTACCACCCCTGTTAACAATTTAACGTCAGGAAATTCAACCCTGTGGAATTCACAGATATTTTTAGGAAGCGCGTTGTCAAGCGGGGATATAATGCAATACGATGGAACCAAATGGAACAATGCTACCGTTTCGGTCACCGCTCCATTGCAGAAGTCGGGAGCTGGCGCAGGAGGAACATGGTCTATAACACAGGCAAATACCTCTACTAATGGCTACCTATCATCTACCGATTGGAATACTTTTAATAACAAAGCCAACACGGCTAATACCGCCTTTACGGGTACTACAACAGGTAGTGTTTTAAGTTTTTCAGGCGCAGGTTTTTTTGGTGTAGGTAAAATAGGAACATGGACAGGTGTTAATACATACGCCAGATTTGGGTACAACAGCCCTACAGGTGGAGAAGTAACCAATTATGGTTTCTTGCAAAATGATGCAGGAGAGGTGTTTTTAAAGGCGGCCACAAAAGTATTAATACAAAGCAATACGGAGGCTTTAAAATTCATTACTACCGGCGGAACCGCATCACAATTTACAATGGGTAACGGTGATTTGGTTACTGAGATACCAAGTGGAACTACACAGCCAATTATCAATTCAAATGCGACTCAAACAACAGTTAGTGGAACATCATCGGGTTCTATTATATGCAGTATGCCATTTCAGGGCAGTAGTTACAAAAAGGTATTGATTTATCTTAATAACTTAACAAGTACTAGCATAACCTATACTTATCCGGTGGCTTTTACACAAGTGCCCAAAATGGATATTTATTATACTGGGACCATGTCACCAACTAGCAACGCGACTCAAATATCAATAACTGGTACAGGCGCAGGTGGGTGGATAACATTAGAGGGGTATTAATTGAACACTATAAATAAACAACAATGAAAAATCAAAAAGAAATCGAAGCTGCAGAAATGTTTTTTGAAGCTGAAATCGAAAAATTAAAAAAATCTAAAAGCGAAGCACAAAGTGGCAGGCCATTCCCTGTACCTCCTAGTGGATGCCCGGAGGGGTGGACAGATAACGGCGGCGGTATGTGCGTACTAAATTCGTAATGGTAAGATCATTAATAACAGGAGGTTATATTGGCATTTACCTGCTATGTGTTAACCTGTGGATATATAAGCTATCTACAGGCCAGTTAACCCTTGTTCAGAACAGGGTATTTGGGTATGCTCTAAGCCTGTTTATGGTATTGTCTCTATTTATTGATATTAAAATACCTAACAATAGAGACAATCAATTTATTGATGTTGCTTTTATGTGCCTAATTGTTAACTTTATAATTAATATTTTAAATTATACTGGTATTTTTGGTTATGACGCTCCCAATATGTTTTATAGCTTTAACGGCTTAATTTTTGCACTAACTTCTATGATACTAATATCAGGAGGTAGGCATGGAATATTTAAAGATTAATAAATCGATGCAAAACAGTAACTACGGTTTTTGGTGGCAGTTTTGGGAGTTCATCAAAGACAATACCATACAAGCTGGTTTATTTGCGTTGATTTGGAGGGGCATAGACCGTGTTTTTAAATATGCTTCCGATAGCAGGGATGAAAGAATAAGGCGTATTGTACGGGAGGAGTTAAACGGTAAATTTGAACCTACAGAACAAAAACTTGATGAATTGACTAAGTTGGTTTATGAAAGGCTTTTCAAATGAGCGACTTAGCCCAATATGGAATATTAGGAATAGTTGTAGCCGGATTGTGCTGGTACATATTACATATTGAGAAACGCCACAAAGAGGAACGTGCGGAATGGAAACAGGCTATTGACAGGCAATTTGACAAACAGAACGAAACGATGCGCGAGAATACAGGCGTGTTATCATCGTTAAAAACTATAATAGAAAACATGAAACGATGAACTTTTACGAGATTTTACTACAGATATTTTTATGGACTATTGCGATATTAAGTGCTATAATAGCCTACGAGTTTTATACGTCTAAAAACGGACGGTTGCGACGGCTAATGATAGAGTTATTTGTAGCAAAGGTATTTGTATATGGCGGTGCAGCTCTTTGGTATTGGTGTATTGATACGCACCCTACGGCTATTGTAAGAATTTGCTTAAATTTACCTATGTTTTTTGTGATGTTAAAACTTTGGGGTTTTATTAGGAGAAATAAGTAGATGGACGGATTTGTTAAATTTGGTATTGGTTGTATAATAGTCTTAGTGTTTTTCACTTGGCTGATAAATAAGAAATGAGAGAAATAAAATACATTGTTATTCATTGTACTGCTGGGCCACAAAATCAACCAACATCTGAAATTAAGGCTTACTGGAAAAATGTAAACGGGTGGACAAGTCCAGGTTATCATTTTGAGATAAATGCAGATGGTACAATAGAAGAACTCCAACCTATTGAAAAAATAGCTAACGGCGTGGCTGGATATAACAAAAATGCTATTCATATATCATACAAAGGTGGTATTGATAATAATGGGAAGCCAGTCGATAATCGAACAGAGGCTCAAATTCAATCTCAAATATCTTTAATTAAAAAATACAAGGCTCAATTTCCAAACGCCGTTGTTTTGGGACACCGGGACTTTTCGAGAGACCAGAACGGTAACGGTATTGTTGACCGTTGGGAATGGATAAAATCATGCCCGGCATTTGACGTTAGAAATTGGCTTATAGAAATAGAATTAGAGCGCATTACAAAGCCGTCTAAGATAATTTATAAGTTAAATGCCCCATTAATTAAAGATACTAACGTATTAAGAATACAACAGGCCTTAATTGATAAAGGGTATAAAGTGAAATTGGACGGATATTTTGGGGCAGAAACCGATGTCGCTGTACGTAGGTTTCAAAAACAGATTACCGGACTTACAGTAGACGGTATAGTTGGCAAAGAAACGGCTGCTCACTTAGGAGTTAAATTAATTTAAAAAAAACTACTATGACATTTGAAACTTACTTATGGTGCTTTTTAGCTGGGCTATTAGGCTTATTATTTCACTTATTTGCAATCAAGATACCGAGCGTAAAAACCAGTTCTAAGGTTGCAAATTTACCATTCAGTTACAGGCAATACTTCCAAGACGATTTGGCTGGTATATTAGGTTCATTACTTGCTGTGTTGGTGTTTTTAATAGTCCTGGACGAACTTGTGGCGATTAAACCTATAATACTACCGTTTTTAAAAATAGGGTTCGTATTCGTAGGTATATCGGGGTCAGCAATCTTAATTAAGATATTAGGCCGCGCACAGAAAAAAATCAATGATGTTATTGATGAAAAGACAGACAAGGCAGACGGGAAATAAAAAACCCAACACCGTTATGATGTTGGGTAAAGGATAGTTTATAAAACGTCGGATACAAAGCAAATATAGGCTATTGTTTACACATTAACAATAGTCGGATCGTACGAAACGGGTATAGCTGCCATAGCTTGTTGCATAGTTAGCTTATGCCCTTGCTGTTCCGCCTCTATTACAGCAGCTTTTGCAGCTAAAGCAGTATAAACTACCACCTTTGCGTCCGGGTCGCCCTCAAAGTCTGAAATTAGCTTATCTGCCCACCCCATAATTGTAGCAAATGCCACTAACGCGGCTATAGCTGCATCATCCCATTTAGTCGGGCTAGCTTTGACTATTGCTTTTACTACAGGGCTATCTGTAACAGCCTTAATTTTGTCAACAATTTCTTGCCCGTCTTTCAGGGCGTTTTTAATGGCTCTAAACGTTACGCTTAGGAACGATAAGATTTTCTCGATGAATGTTAGTTTCATAAAATGTAAGTTAAAATTATTATTATTAAATTACCCCAAAAGTACAGGCCGTGAGGTATATTATATTGCGGCATACAATAAGATTGCTGCTATAGCTATCATTATCCAAGACCATTTAATAGTTCGGTCATTCTCCAATAGTTGGTTTCTCATAAGATAAAGTTAAGTAATTAAATTTATAATATTTCGGCACACTATCCTCATCTATAGATGCTATAGTGGAGAGGATAAGAGTGAGGGTGTAGAGTAAGCGGATCATTTGATTATTTTAAAGTTGCTAAACTCGTCCGTGAAATCTTCGGGCTTGGGATCTTTGTAGTAATCCCTTGTGCCATCAGAAAATTCAATTAGTTTATATTTTTGAATGCCATTAAGGGCATCTATTTGCCCATGCTTATACCCGGTATCATCTGCCTCTTTAATGACTAGAATAATGACGGCTATAAAACTTACAAACACGCCAATGATTACTATAACTGAAATTGTGTCGCTCATCTTAATATGATTGAATAATAATGTTACTTACTTTGGTTTTGTCAGGGTAAAGGAAAGTATTTGTGATTATTGGATTGACAGGTTGCCCGTTGCCATATACCCAATAGTTTTGGCTGCTAATGGTAGCATTAACAACTTTAAACCCCTTTACCCATTGCGTTACCAATTCCCCATCTTTAACGCCTGTAATCTCTTTAAAATAGGATTGTACTGTGTCGGGTTTTGGCGTGTTGTATTCGCTATGGCCGCCTGTAAGAAATCCGTAGTTCTCATCGTATACTAATGTTTTTGGCTTTTCAGTTTTAGGTGTATCCAAATTAATGGCGATACCATCTATAGAATATGTTGCTACATCCCCGTTGCTACCAAATGGATCACCGCCTATTAGTACATGTGGTTTGCCTTTACTCTGCCCCATAACGCCCAAAGACGCTAATAAGAGGATGCTTAAAATTGGTTTTTTCATAATTCGCTATGGTTTGAAAATGGATAATAGATGCCAACATTGTTTTCACACTGCCTGATTGTTTCAGTGCCTGGAAAGAGTAAGCACCCCCGAAGTTCACCAGTCATGTTTTCTATGGATATAATAATTCCCGTCTTTGTTATTTTTTCAGGAAATTCATTGAATATTACAACAGTGTCAAAATCTACTCTAAAATGATAAAATCTACCGCTATCAAATATTGTAGTATCGGGATACATCAATTCACCGAGATAGGTTTCAGTTATTGGCGGGGATTTCGGCTTATCCTTACACCCTATAAAAGCCCCGATTATAACTATTATTATACCTGCTATAATTAGGCTAATTCCTATTTTTTGTAATGCGTTCATAATCTTTTTTGCTTTATTTAGTTGGGGGTTGAGGTAAGGGCATCCATGCAGAGACCCGTAAAATTTGTTTAATTCCTGTGTACCACCTGCCTTCAAAAATATAAGCAAGCCTGCGGGTTCCTCTTTCGGTATCATTATCTAAGACTAATTGCCAAACTAAAACGACCTGTTCATCTTTAGGCAAAGCCGTCTCAACACTTACCCACTCATCGGTGGTTGTTGGTAATGCGTTGATTTCTCGCTTTAAACAAAATTGGCCGTATTCGCTATCTAAATTGTATTTATCAAGCAAATCCAATACTGCCTGTTTATCTATCTTTTCCATATGCTTATTGTTTGGGTTTAAAGTGCCTTTGTTGAGCCGTTTAAGTGCAATCTGCGCAATGCAGAATACATGATACACCGTTCGTTAGTTGAGTTGTAAACAAACCCTCTAAATGTGTTATCACGGTCAATTGAGGGCGGTATCTGCATAAATTGATTGTTTGGGTTATAAACAGCATTGGCTTTGCCTTTATCATTCACGTAAATTAAACCCCACCCGTAGGGCAGTTCTGATATTTGTATCATGTTTTCAGGGCAGCAATAAAAACGCCTAAAGCCAATACCTTTATCGGGGTCTACCCTGAACGGCTTTTTCTTATCACATAGAAAGTCTGACCTGCTAACTTTGACCTCAACTAGTACCGAATGTCTGCCGCTACCAAACCCGATAACATCAGCTATTTCATTGCCGGCTACTAACTCTTTAAAAGCACAGCCACATGAAGCATATTTAAGCACCCAGCGATAAGCTATGTTTACTAAATCAGTATGTGTAAAGGTTTTCATATCCCTTAGTTTATAGTGCTTGATATTTGGTTAGTAGGTCGGTTAATGCATTTGTAATTGCAACGCTGACACCTCTTGGTAATGAACCTGCTTTTTCGGGATCGAAATAAGTCGCTATCTCCCCCTCTATCAACTTTATAAACTCTGCTTGCTTTTTGGATTGTTGCCATTGTGCGCCATCGGTAAATCCATCATCATAAGATGGCTGTGTATGGCCGGACTGAAACCTATTATACCACGCCAGTTCTGCCGCTTCCTCAACTGTTTGCTCTTTATTGGCATCAACAGCCTGTAATTTATTCTGCTTTGCCACTATATTATCTTTTTGACGTTTGTATAAATCAAATTCAGCATCAACAGCCTCTAATGGTTTAGCTTCAATATCTAATGTGCTATCAAAACACCTTGCAGTTTTCCACACTTTCGGCACTTCCTTTTCTTCCTTTATGCATCCGCATTTCCAGTCTATTATGTTTTGGCCGCAGGTTTCGCAATAATATTCGCTTTGCTTTGTCATGCTGATTTTATTATTTCAGTAATATCCTTTACACTATTAAATGCCAATTCTAGTTGGTTGTAATCTTCGTCTCTGCATTGTGGCCCGTTTAATAATATGCTATTATACTCTCCCAATGCAAGCTTGATCTCAACTAATGCATTCACTATTTTTATTTTATCTGCTGTTTTCATCTTTATCATTTTATTAAACTAAGGGATTTATCCCCTAGTCATTTATATTTCGGTTATTGTTACTTCAACTTTTACACACTTCCATCCAAACCTTTTAACCTGCGCCCAACTGTATGAACTTTCGCCCAAACAGGCTGATATACTCCCCTTTCTTGTAAAGGCTAGTGTGTGTTCACTATAGCTTTCTTTAGACGTATGCCTATCGGTGCTTTTGCAAATCCATCTAATACTTTTCATAACCCAATGAGTTAAGCGTGACTAAGCGTTATTATTTGGTCGCCAACATAGAGGCATTGTGGGCAGTAGTTACACGATACATCCATTGTAACATCGCCGCTAGGCGCATCTGATATATTCGTCCATTGTAAATCAATATTACAATTCGGGCATTGTGGTTCTTCGCTCATAATCGTTTGTATTTTCCCCTGGTTTTACTTTAGAGGGCAAGTGATTTGTATGTTTCCCAAACTGTAATAAAGTTTTCGACCTCGTCTTGATATAGGTAAATCGGGTTATCCCACATATCTTTATCAAAATTGTAGTTGGTGTTTTTAGTTATTAAAAATGCACCATTTGGCTGTCCTTTATTAAATTGTAATTCCAAGTGTTGTACATCAACTATTGAAAATACTTTGTCTTTTGTGTGGTATAGATTTTTCATATCTCCTATTGGTTATGGTTATGACTTTGGAGTTAATAGTTCGGGGTGTTAAACCGATACAACGAAATAATTTCCCTTGATTTTAAAGCACGGGTCAAGCCTTTCTTTTTCGTATTCATCCATATTTTTCTGATTAACAACTTCCGCATATCCCGCAAGGCCGTTGGTTTCGTATTCACTATGGTCGTGGTCTTTGGTATAAACATCCATATTGCCATTTACGCCCTTAAGTGCTTTTCTCAAATCTTTAACTTTCATAATTTTACTTTTATTTACCCTCTATTTGTTTAAGGTGGTTTAGTTAAGCTTTACCCAGCCGTATTCTATTAGTTGTTCTACGCTTAGATTGTGGTATGGCAGGGCTATTGCAATTGACTGTAAGTGCTGATATGGCTCGAATGCGGTAGGTAAGTATCCAACAAACGAATTATCATTTCTTAGTACCGCTATTAAGCCTATACCTGTTAATATTTCTACAATAACGCCCTCAATGTGTACTTTAATAACCTGCTCTATTCGCTCAATTTTTAAATATTGACTTCTGCTTTTACATAGATATCCGCTAGTGTTTACGGCTATAAAAGCGCAATCGATAGCTTCCTCATCTGTTATTGATGATAGGGGGCGTAATGGTAGTTGCCAAAAGGTCAATTCGGGGTCGGGATTGCCATGAAACACCTCATTAACTTCATTCCGTCTTTTGATCAAGTCGGCTATATCAGCATACTGATTTTCCATTTGTGTATGCCATAGCAATCCAATGCCCCAATACTGTGCAAAAAACCTTGCTTTATTCTCTAGTGTATTTTTCATCTTCTTTTATTTTAATAGCCTCCAAGCTTACGTGCTAAGTTTACCACCGGTAATAACCTTACTAAGCGGAAGCTGCATGTGATCAGTTATTACATTAACCGCGTCCAGGGCGGTTAACCTTATATCATTTTCATCAATATACTTCATCATAGTATTATGAGAAGCCGATATGGTGCCCTGAACCCTAAGCCTAAATGCTGAGTTTTTTCTTAATTCGTCAAGTACGTTTTGCGATAATCTTATCATGTTTTTATATTTAATATGAGCAATGTTAAGAAATGTTTTTCAATTACTGAAATAAAAAAAGAAATAAAAATGAAAATAATATTTGGATGCTATTTATTTATTGCTTTACTTTGAGACATGCAACCAACATTAATTGGTTCATAAATTGTGATAAGGTTTAAGGTTGAAAGTGGCCGGCGCGAGGTTGGCCACTTTTTAAAAATTAAAAAACACTTGGGGGTGCATGGAATTGACAGGGTGATTAAAGTGATTAATAACAAGCCAAGGATGATACTATACTTGTAAATGTGTATCAAACAGCAAACGACAACTCTTTAGTTGGAACTTTAGGTGCTAAAGTAGTATCTATGTTCAATCGCAATGTTTCTGCTAAATTAGCAGCTTAATACATTGGCAGTTATCCAACTGTAAAATGGATTGGTGGAACAGCTACCGTAACCGGAAGCCCCAATAGTGCGAATAGAAGCTTGTAACAAAATTATTAATTAACTGACACAACTGGACGAGGGTTCGACCCCCTCCACCTCCACATTAATATATTCTGGGAGTAAAGCCTCAGCCGTTTAATAGTAACGTTGTAAAAGCGGTGTATCGTTTGAAATGCTGGCGGTTTCGATACTCCCAGAATATAAAAAGTATTAAAAATTAAAACTTCTGAAAATATGATCAAAAACCACGCTCATGCAGTTGAGATATTAAGCAATTGCATTCCTTATTTTGAAACGGTTAAATCGATAGATTCTAACCTGGAAACTTTTATAATATTCGTTTGGTATGGTAATAAATATATGCTAGACTTTTCAAATTGCGAAGTTTATCAAATAGTTGGTCATATTCATGACTACAATTCAGTGACTATGTTAATGACGGCCCTGATCAAGAAACAAATCGAACTTAATTCTATAGCAAATGGATAAATTTGATTTTATAAGATTAATGAACATAGTGTTATTAATCTGCATAGCTGGATTTATTGTATCGGCCTTGATACTAATTTGGTTTGGTGGTGAAATATGGCTGAATCTAAGCCTGACATTTTTATTAATTGGATTCTTTTCATTCTTTTTAAGAGACGAGGTTTAACATGCAATACTTTCAATACATAGCCAACGATAACGCCAGGCGTGAACGTGAGGTACAATTAGCTAATAAGTTTAATCAGAAGCCGCTAAACACATTCCGTAAACCACCTAAGTTTAAAAGGACTTTCCATGTAATTGAGTGGATAATCTTTGTTGGATTTCTTGCAGGTGTTTTACTTTTAATTATTTCATGAAGGTTTACCACATAGAATATTTATATATCGGTGGGCAGCGAAATCTTCAATATGAAGATATTGAGGAATTTTCAAGAGCATTAGAGGGTGTAATTGAATCTGAATATACCGTTGCCGGCACCATTAAAATTTGGACGGAGGAAAAAAAGAAATGAAAGTAGAAAAAATTGACACTGCTGGATGGTATAAAATGGTGTTAAACGGCGCTGGAATTAAAGCCGATTCTGTTACAACCGAACTAATATTGCAACTTTTTAAAGTTGTTGAAAAGAAAAAAGGTGAGGTTGACCTTAGAGATATTGTAGACACCAGATTGGCCACCAATGGTTTATTTGGATTGGACTACGATGGTAACCCAATTGCTTAACAATTTATTATATAATAACATGGAAAAAAAACCAATGCAAGTAACCAAAAGCCACATTGACGGACTTCGACCGGTGGCTATCGCTCATGACCCGGCCGTGAAGAACCAGGTGATCAATAAAATGATGCTCATGTATAAAATGCCTGAGCAGGAAGCCAATCGCTACTATGAGCGCGAAAAAGATAACTTCTCTAAGATAGTTAGCCAATCGCCTGAGCTTAGTTCATGTACACCAATGAGTATTTATACTGCTTTCATGAAAGCTGGCGCACTTCGCCTGTCATTTGACAATGGTAAGGATGCTCAGATTTATCTTATACCTGGTAATCGCAACATTGGCGGTAAAGGCAAACCGGATAATTGGATAAAAGAATGCGTGGCTCAACCTACGCCTTATGGTGAAAAAGAAGTCCGCATTAACAGCGGCATATTAAAGTCCGTAGGCGACCCCTATATCGTGCATGAAGGCGATGTGTATAAAGTATGGATGGATACCGATACCGGCCAGAAAAAGGTTAAGTGGGAAGAAGCCGAAAAGAAATCTACCAAAATTATCGGTTCGTTTGTTCGTCTGGTTGAACCCGATGGAACTGTAGTGTTTAAAACTTTTGATCAGACCGATATCGCCAGGTGGCAAGCAGCCAGCGCCAAAAAGAATAAAGGCAGCGCGAACGCTCTTTACACATCCGGTCCGGACAAACAGATTGACGAAGGTTTCTTAAAAGCCAAAACCCTTTTACATTCCTTCAAGGGTTACAAACGGGTTGACTTTGCCTATTCATCACCAAACGGTTTTGTACCGGATAACGATGCTGCTGTTACTATCAATTCAGATTATATGGATGATGTAATTGATACCGAGCATGAAGATGTGGAAGTGGCCGAGGAAGTAAAAGATGGTTTTACCGAAGCGGTACAGGAAGCGCCAGAAGTTAAAGAATCTGTGCAGATTGATGCTACAGATGATGAAAATGACCTTTTTAATAATTAGGATATATGGATATCGATAAACTAAACACCGCAAAAGCAATTAGGAAGGAAATTGACGACTTAATTGCTCATAAAATGGAAATAATTAATTCCAAGCCCAAGTCAGGGATAGAAAATTATGTTCCGATGATTTTTAATTCTAGTCAGGCAATTAAAGTAACCCTGCGTGATGAATTCATGCTACTTCCAATTCGTAAAACATTGGAAATGTACATTGACTCCGTACATAAAAGGATCGATGAATTAGAAAAACAATTTGCTGAGTTATAAATGTCAGAAGAAAACACCGGTTTAGTGCAGTTCCAGGAGCTGCCGGCCATCGCGGCAAATGCGCCTGCCATATTGGAAAAGAACACCAGCCTTTTGGCAAAAGCCATTGATAAAGGCCAAACCTTACTTGATACCATCGAAGGTGAAGGTGAAATGACGCCCGAAATCGACGAAGATTGTAATAAGTACATGGCTAACTGTGCTGCCGCGGTTAAAATAATGAATGATAAGCGCAAGCCCATTACCCAGATGCTTACTGCAGTGGCCAAAGAGTTTACCCGGTTAGAGAATGCGCTTGATAAAGATACTCCCGGTACCATCCCTTTTAAAATACAGGCACACCGTAATGAACTGGCCCGTAAGGAAGAAGCCAAGCGTCAGGAAAAAATACGTGCCGAGGAACGTAAACGCAAAGCTTCCGAAGAAGCCATACAGATTAAAGCCATGGTAGAATCAAAAGTGCGCGAACGTTATAACCAGGCCCTAATAGGCGCTAAACAAAAGTACATTGATATCTTTAACACTTTCGATGATGTGGCCAAAGAAGCTGACATTAAAACTCAGATCAGCACCATGCCTACCTTTTATCCCCGTGATAAATTTGAATTGATATCTGTTGCTATTACGCCAATGTATGTTGCAGCGGAAGAATTAGCACCACTTATTTACGACACTAAAATGTCTTTTTATGATGAACTGAATGCTGATTTTAAAGTCAACATGGAGAACCATAAGCATCATTTATTGGAGCAGCTACCGGCACGTAAGCAGGAATTAGTTGAAATGGCTAAGGCGGGTAAAGCTGAGAAGAAAAGATTACAGGAAGCGGCAGATGAACGTGAGCGTCAGGAAAAAGCCAGATTACAGCAGGAAGAACACGAATTGTCTTTAAAGGCTTCCCGTTCTGTTGAGCATAACATCCAGGTAGGCCAAGCTGAAAGCCTTTTTGATAATGAAATAGCTACGGCCGAGATCATGCAGGAAACTACGCAGGCGGTTAAACAATTCTATGTTATTAAGGTAATGACTTCTTCCGGATGGATGCAGATAGCTAACCTTTGGTTTAAATTATTTGGCGCAAAAACTACGCTTGATAAAATCGGCAAGAAAAGCCTGGAAGCCATGAAAAAAGATTTGGAAACGGTCGCTTATAACAATGGTGAAAAGATTGCTGATTCTGGCCACCTGGTTTATGAACTTGACGTTAAAGCTATCACCAAAAAATAACAATTATGCCTCTGGATTTTTATTTACACGCACTTGAACACACCGAAAATGGCGACACCTTAAAGGTTAGGAGAAAACCATCAAACATAGTTCAAATAGAGATTGATTCACCTAATAAATCGGGCAATAACCCAAGGTTCAATTTATCTGCGTCAGATGTTAAAAAGCTGGCGAACTACTTATTAGAAAGCATAAACTCATAAAAGTCATGGATATAAAAACATTTGCCGAAACGGTAGAAATGTTTGCGTAACAAACAAAAGGCTTATTTCCGCGACCGTAAACCTTCTGATCTTCAAAACAGCAAAATGCTTGAAAAAATGGTCGATGATATGGTTAAAGAAATTGTACATGGACAGGGCCCGACTAATCAAACAACTTTAGAAATATAGCTATGCTACAGAACTATTCAGAAATCTATTGGGGGGGTCTTAAAATAAGGATTGAAGATCGTGGAGAAATTAACCGGTACAAAGACAGCATAATAATTTCCACTCATAGGGAATTATGGCGTGGCGGTCCCGCTGAACTGGAAGCTATGATGGAAAGCCATCAATTGCTTAAAGATGCTGGAATTCAGGTAATATCATCTGTATTAATTACATCTGAAAAAACGGTTGATAATACGTCTCAAGTAGAGGTGTTAGACCCACGAGAGTTTTTAAATGGTGTTACCAGCTTGAATGAAGCCTTAAAACGCGCTGAATAATGGCCCAGGACATCTATTATTCCAGAACCGAGTGCAGCAATAGCGACCTGTCTGAACTTGATAAACTTTTAAATCCTGGGATATTTACCCCTGACTATACGGAAGCCTTGCGGTTTGGCAGCTTAGTGGATGCCTTTATAACCGAACCAGAAAAAGTAAACGTGTATAAAAGATCATTGGAAGGTGAGGTTTATCTTCAATCGGAATTTGATCTGGCGCGTGAAATGAAACGGGCATTTTATGCCGATCCTACCTGTGCGGCCATGATGAAAGTTGCGGTTTGCCAAAAGGCATCTTCCGGACCGGTATCGTTTGACTGGAATAACTTTATTTTTGAGATAATGATGCGCTGCCGGTGGGATATATTTGTTCCTTTTTTAAAGCAAGGTGCCGATATAAAAACCACCACGGCCACAACATTAAAAGGCTTTGAAGATGCCTGCACGCACTTCAATTATTTTCGCAGTCGCTTTATCTATATGAGTTTGGAAAATACCCAGAAGGATATGCTTATTGGTATCAGTAAGGTTAACAAGCGCATCTTTAAAATCCCAATTACGCGCGGAGATAAGTATTGGGAGATTGGTAAACAACAGGCTACAGAGCTGGCATTTCAATTTTGGTATCTTTTTGATGGATTCGGTAAAAATAATTTGGTTTTGTTATAACCAATAACGATATTTAACACGCTTTACAAATTAAACAATATGCACACAAAATTTACTTCTTAAAATATAGCCAATGGCTGCTGAAATCTCTCCCTTTGGTTTGATTTGTAAAGCACAGCAGCCGGAGGCTTTTTTATAAACTTTTATTTAAAAATTATGAGCAATCACCCTGAAAGAAAAACCATCTTCTCACAAAACGGCAGAAGAATTATCCGCTTTGAATACCCAAAGCATTACACGTTACAGCAAAGAGGCATTACCCTTGATGGAAACGGTTACGGCCGTATTATGAGTAGCATTAAAGTACCACGTATTCAATCGGAACACGAAAGGGAAATGGTGGTAGCAACTAAAAAAGGCTTGGGAAAAATGCCAAAAGCACTTCACTCACTTTATTTTAATTAAACATATAATGGAAAAAGACATCGTAATTACCAAAGTTGCCATCAATGGTGGCATGTTCTTAAAAGTTTCGTACAAGGAGCTACTACCTGATTCTGACGAACGTTCACACCCAAACGTAAGCTGTAGCGCACCTGTTCACATTGACCTGGCCACAGCCTTCGCTAACTTTAAACCACACCTGGCCCTGATTGGTGAGGAAATTACCAACAACCAGTTCATTGATAGCATACCAGAAGATTTAAGGTCGGAAGATATGGTCATGGAAATGGGTGAACTGGTACCGGCTATCAAAGCTGCCCGCAGCAAAAAAGGTGCGCCAAAAATTCCTAACCTTAATGGTGCTGAGGAAAAGGCAGAAGATATCATGGAACGGTTTAGCTTATCAGTTGTTGAATTTAAACAAAACAATGGTATTGAATCCATCGTGCTTACTGGTGAAAAAAGGCTTTCTACTTACAAGTGGATTGGCTTAGGCCCAACACCTCCGGTTAAAGAAAATGACAGCGAATACAAATTCATTAGCGATTTGCTACAACTTGGGGAGATATTAAAGTATGAGGTTAAGGAGTATATTCTTAATCATAAGTACGCGCCACCTGCTGACCCTGAATTGCCCTTCGGCGATGGTCCCGTTATTGGTAATGAAGAAATTAACCCTTTATCCAATTTTACCATTAGTCCATCACGTGCCGCTGATAATGAAGATGCTTAATTAACTGATCTATTAACTTACGCGGGAGGCTTCGGCTTCTCGCTTTACTGAAAAATAATTATGTGGAGTTACTACGGTAGCAAGACCAATTTAGCTGCTTTTTATCCAAAGCCTGCATTCGATACTATTATCGAACCGTTTGCCGGCGCCGCTAAATATTCGTTATTGCACTTTGAAAAAGAAATTATACTTGTTGATAAATACCCGTTGATTATAGATATATGGAACTGGCTTAAAGTGTGTTCTGAAAAAGATATACTTGGCCTACCCAGGAACTTGGAATTGGGTGCCAAACTTGATGATATGAAATTTGATTGTGCGGCACAAAAGCATTTTTACGGGTTCGTTATCGGATGCGGTTCTCAGCGCCCATTAAAGACGGCTACAAAAAGAAAAACCATAGACAGGCCCAACCACATTAATTTTAACCTTAAAAAGATAGCGGCAAATTTATATAAAATAAGACATTGGAATTTTATATGCGATGATTATATAAATATTGCCAACCAAAAAGCTACTTGGTTTATCGACCCGCCTTATCAATTTGGGGGAGGGGCCTATCCAATGAGTAATAAAAAAATAGATTTCACCCACTTAGGTGATTGGTGCCGTGAACGGGAGGGCCAAGTAATTGTATGCGAAAACACAAAAGCAGATTGGATGGACTTTATCCCCATAATTAAACAACGTGGCAGTTTATATAGTACTACCGAGGCTATCTGGACCAACTACCATACTCACTTTAATAATGTACAACAATCCTTGGAATTATGAAATATACAGAAGATGACTTAATAGCAATGTCGGTAGAATGCAGCCATAAAGATCGGTTACGTGACGAATGGAGGGCAACGTTTTCTTTGCCTAGGAAGGCTAAAAAAAATGAACGTAAAAGAATATTAAAAAATTATAATAACATTCAACAAACATTATCATTATGACAACTCTTACACAAGATTACATAAAAACACTTTTTGACTATCGCGATGGAGCTTTATATTGGAAAGTAGATAATCGTGCCAATAAAACTAAGGGTAAAAGGGTTGGTGGCGTCCGTGTTGATAAAAATAGGCCCAATTATAAAAGATGGTACACCACAATAAATAGGAAGCCTTACGCCCTGTCCCGTTTGATTTTTCTTTGGCATCTTGGATGGTTGCCTACTATTGTTGACCATGAAGATAGGAACCCTTTAAATGATAAAATAGAGAATCTTCGGGCTGCCGATTATAGTGGCAATAGTAAAAATAGAACATCTGCTAAAGGTTCAAGTTCAATTTATTTAGGAGTTCATAAGGATAATAGATATGGTAAATGGTGCGCAAGCATTAATGTAAAAATACACCCTCATAAAAAAAGACAGATAAGTGGAGGGTCATACTCGTTAGAAGAAGAAGCCGCGCTTGCATATAATAGGATGGCTGTAAAATATCACGGCGAATTTGCTAACCTTAATATAATTAACTCAATTCAAATATAAAAAACATGGTTATTACAGAAGACGCCCGCGGCATATACGCACAATTTGATTTTCGGCCACACATCGTAAAGGAGTTAAAAGAAATCCCCGGCCACAGATTCCAAGGCAAAGAAAAAGGTTGGTTCATACCACATATTGCTGAACGGAAAAACGCTGACGGAACTAAAACGCAGTTTTACAATAAGCCTGCTATCGAGAAGTTTAAAGCCAAATATGTGGTTACCCATCCTGACGCCATAGGTGAAGAAAAAATATTTAAAATTGAAGAACTGCCTGAGCTTACTATTCCTATACCATGGAAAGCAGGTACTAAGCCGTTTCATTATCAGGAGAAGGGTATCGCCCGGGGACTGCAGTTGCGCAAGTTTATTAATGCTGATCAACCGGGCCTGGGTAAATCCATGCAGTCTATAGGAACAATATTGGGTTTTGAATCCCTAGCTGCTCAGGCAAAATTAAAAGGTGACCAGGAAGAATATAATAAAAACTATCCTTATCCCTGCTTAGTTATCTGCCCGGCCACACTAAAGGAAAACTGGCGCAGGGAGATTGAGGAAAAATTCAGTAACCGCCGCGCCATCATCTTGCATGACAAGAACCGTCATACTTGGCATCAATATCACCGAATGGGCATGGCTGATTTTATCATCATTAATTATGAATCGCTGTGGTCATACTTCGTGATCGGTACCACCAATAAAAAAGGTACTAAGCCTGGACTTAAGGATATTCAGTTTAACCCGCTAATTGGCATGTTCAAATCGGTAATCATTGACGAGTTGCACAAACTTAAGGACCCGTCTACCAGACAAGCAAAGGTGGCCAAGGGTATTACTACAGGTAAACCTATTATTATTGGCCTGACGGGTACGCCTGTGGTGAATAAACCTCGGGACCTGAATAGCCAGCTATCCATGATTGGCCAGCTACAAAACTTCGGTGGTTACAAATATTTCATGGATAGGTATTGCCAAGGTGGTACTGGTGCGGCAAACCTTAATGAACTTAACGGCAAGCTGAATAATATTTGCTTCTTCCGTAGGGAAAAACAGGATGTACTTAAGGACTTGCCAGATAAAATGCGTGAGGTATTCACCTGCGATATCACCACCAGGGCGGAATACAATATGGCAAAAGGCGACTTGGGTAAATTCCTAAGAGAATCAGGTTATAGTGATAAGCAGGTGAACAAATCGCTGAATGCTGAGATCATGGTAAAAATTGGTGTGCTTAAATCTATAAGTGCCCGAGGCAAACTGCCAGAAGCTATTGAGCACATACAGGAGGTAGTTGATGCTGGAGAAAAGATAGTTGTGTTTATACATCAGAAGTTTATGGCCGAGGCCTTGATGAAAGAGTTTCCAGAAGCAGTGACGGTGCGCGGTGATGATGACAGGGAGGCCCGCCAGCGTAACGTTGATGCGTTTCAGAATGACCCGAGTGTGCAGGTTATCATCTGTAGTATAAAAGCTGCAGGCGTGGGCATTACCCTTACTGCTTCATCCAGGTTAATGTTCCTTGAACTACCATGGCATGCGGCAGATGTGGAACAATGCGAAGATAGGATTCACCGTATAGGCCAAAAGAATAGCGCCCAGATAAGCTACTTTTTGGGAAAAGATACCATTGATGAATATATCTATAAACTGATTGAGGCGAAGCGCGGCGTGGCAGACGCTATTACCGGCACAACGACTGATATCAGCACCATCATAACTGACATAACCAAAAATCTATTTAATCAGAAATAATATGAGCAATCTTAAAATCGAACTAACCCCAAAGGATGCGTTGATATTAGCATCCTTTCATAATGAATTTAAAGTCGATATTGAAGGCGATAACAGGTGTGTGACACTGCTTGCCGCCATGAACAGTTTTATGGACCAGGTAGTATCGCAGATGCCAGAAAGTTCTTTCGATGATGCCTGTGCAGAAATTGAGGTAGATGTATTATTGGGTAGAGCGCCAGATAATAGGGACACCGATGGATGAACGCTACTACTTCGCCGGTGATCAGCATGTTCAGCTATATGATGTAGTTGGGGCGCAGGTGGTATGTGACCTATGCGAAGAATATAAATGTGGTAGAAACAATATCAGGTTCCTTGCCGTTAAATATGGCTTGGATCCTGATATCGCTTTTTATTTAATTAGCAACGTATTGGGGTTGCAAAAGATTACTAAGCCGGTTACTATTAGCTTGATGTCGAGGGTTTAGTTGCTTTTAAATGTGCGTACACCATCGACTGAGACATTTTATACTTCTTCATCAGATCAGATATGGTCATTCGTTCACGTATAAAATCGTTACGCATATTCGTTTTATCAGCGGCTGAAAGTTTCTGCTTGGCACCACGCTTCCTTGTCGGCCCGTATATTTTAAATTGTCCTTTCATGCTAATTTGATTTTAATTTCATCAATTGTGGGCATATCTGACCATGTCCAAACCTCATAGGTTAAGTCATGGGTTTTTACCTTAATTATTGAAAACGTTGATTTTAACAAATCTAAAATGTCAAAATAAAAGTATTCGCTATTTAACACATAAGGGTTATCGCCTATTATCTTTTTAATCTGATATTCCATATTTCCTAATTTAAAACGACCGGTGGGGGTCGAAATTTTCAAATAAAATTTTACTTTTTTACCTTATATATACCTGGATTTAGATTCTTTTTAGCTTTTTTGAAAAACTCCACCTGTGAAATACCTATCCGGCCAATTGCTGATATCACATCAAAATATTGCTGATCATCCATATAATATTGTGGATATTTTGGGTTCAACATATTTGCCAGCGTACTTTTTGCAATTCCTGTCTCTGCAGACAAAATGCCCAGGTTTATCTTCCACTTTTTTATAATTGCATTTAATTTGTCCAGGCTTATTGGCCTTTTTTGCTCAATATTTTTTTTCATATTTTTTTATTTTTCGGCCGAGTGACCAAGTTATCTTGGAACGACCAATTTATTTTTGCTTTTTTGGTTCACATCGATATATCGACAGCATATCCATTGACCGCCGGCTTATGTACATGCTGTTTGCTATCTTCATCAGGTCATCATCGCTCAAACCTTCGTGTAAAAGGGGGTGGGCTTTTAGCCGTTTGAAAATATCCCACGCTTCGGGCGGTGCTATATAAAACCGTCCCGGCGTTACGTCCGTGTCTGAATAGATGGTAAACCCGTTGTAAGAGGCCGCCAATTTATCAGGATGGTCGGGATCGAATACGGCGAAGTCAATAAGCCATCCATGTATAAGCTTATCAAAGTCAATAGGATTCATATAAACAGATTCGGGCGGCGGCCTTACTTCGCCTGTAAGTAACGCGCTAATTGCTTTTATATCTATCATAATATTACTTTTTTCGTTTTTTCTTTTTTGGGGTTGTACTAGGCCGGCCAGTACGTCCCTTTAGTTTAGCCTCAATTGTTTTAATGTCCGACAATTCAGATTCTAAAAAATCCAATTCTTTATTTAACTGCCTGACGTTTAAAAAGCTTTTTTTCATAAATTATAATTATATGGTGGGTAAATAACGTTTGATATCGGTTTACCGTCCTTACATAGACGCGCCGCGCCGTCGGGTGTATAAACCAAAACCCAATCTTTTAAAGCCGTATCAATAGATATACCGTCCCGATCTAATACGCGCCGTATCTCTTTATCAATACGGTGGTTAAATTCGTTTAGCTGCGCATCAACTTCGCTATAAAATTCGCTCATTACCTTTTTCTGATCAATAACATGATTTTTTGTTGGTGTATCCATAATCTTAAATGCTTTATACCAGTAAAACCCCGGACTATCGTAATAGCCGGGGTTGTTAAATATGGGTAATGGTGGTTATAGTATTACCGGGGTGCGATCCATACCCATAATAGGCCAAAACCTCTAAAGTTTCGCGATTAATAAAAGTTGCTGATTTTATAGGCAATAATCCGGGGTTAACTCCAAATTGTTCGCATGCTTCATGAAGCCATTTGCCCGGGTCATAATCAACCGTTAATCGCATACCATATTTTTTAAAATCTGGATCCGTTAACAAAATTTTGGTTAACTTTTCTTTGAAAGTATTAGCCATGTCGGGTTTTACCTTTTTTCGCAATATGTCCGCTAACATATTAGCCATACCGGACTGAAAGGCATCCCCGTTGTTTTGGTTGTTTGGAGTATTGAAAGTTTTTTCAACCCAAAAATTTACAGATTTTTCAACTGCAGTTTCAAAAGTTTGTACCATAATAAATAAGTTAATAAGCCATCATTAAACTATGTACTTTATCAGCTAAATAAATAGCCGCTTTTGGTTGTGGTGGTTTTTGCTTATAGCCGTAACGCTCCCATTTTCTTAATACCAGCTCCCGGCGTTCCCTGAACGACAAAGGAGTAATTTTGAACAGATTTTTAAACATTTTCAGAAGTTTTAAAAGTGTGTATTGATTATATTAATTCAAAAAAATAGTCGAATACCTGCAGTTCAGATAAAAAGTCCCCGGAAAATACCAAATATTTAAAACCCTCTTTTTTATATTCGTTAGGGATATCTTTAAACATTAATTTTGCTGATTTAATGTCATCTAATTTGAATAGCTCTATAATTCTATCCAAATAGTTATCATACCGGGCAAATGAATATGCCTTCAATAACCTTTTTAGCTTTAATGTTGCTGGGTGTGTTTTGCGTATCGGTTTCATGGTGATTAAATTAATGGTTATCACTATCTATATATCCAAACTCTTTATCAATTGCGTCCCGGATCTTAATATCAGTGAATTGATCAATGGCTTCGATGTAATCTAATTCGGTATCTACCCCCCAATCCGCGCCCTCGTTTGCCGCTTCAAACTCATTGGCCCATTGAATAATTAAACTTATTACCATCCGGCTATCTGTTGAAATAAAACGCCTGGCTGCAACCTGGGCGGCAATATCTGCAACCGCTTCGCATAGCGAATATTCGCGCTCTATATATGGTTTAATTGCAGGGTAATCGCTACTTTCAACGACCTCACAAATAGAAACGCTGTGGGTACGATCCTTAGTTAATAATTTATCGTACTTAGCTTTTGCGCCATCGTAGTCATCAATAAAAACTTCATATTTATCCTTATCGGGGGTAGATAATAGATGGCCTTTTTGTTTACCCTCTTTTACCCAACAAACTATATATGTTACTTCTTTTTTATCTGTTAATTTTTTCATGATGTTAAAAGCTTATGTTTTTAAAGTCGGTTAATTCTAAGGTCAGTTTATATCCCGGTAAACATTCAGCTACCATCTTTTTAAGCTTAATAAAAAGCTCATTATAAACCATAGGAATATTACGCGGTCCGGTAAATCGGCGGCTATAATAAAAGTGTTGCGCGGGATCATTTGATTTTTTGTAATAAACTTCTAAGCCTTCATTGTTTCCGTTGTTATCCACGCCGAAAACAAATTCTTTATTGTTGATAATTACACCGACTAATTTATAGTTTGGGTTATGTGGTTGTAAATTCATGATCTTAAATTTTATAAAGGCTTTTAATTGCACCTTTTAAGGATGTTGCCCTAAATGTTTTTACATTATAGTAGGTTTTGCCGATTGCCCCAACTTGGCGGCCTTCAAAACAAAATTTATATGTTTTCATGACTATTTGATTTTATAGTTATGAAACCAATGCTTTAACATCGCGTTTCAAACAGTCGCGTTTAATGGTTGCATTAAATTCTATATTATTTTCGCGGCAATACCGGCCCAAATTGTAAATGGTAACATCATTATTCAATATGCCATCTTTTTGCAATTGCTCGGCGGTGGCCTGCAAATATTGATCTTCATAACCGTATTGAAACGGTACTTTTATTTGCTTATTATTAAAGGTAACAAGGGCGGCAAAATATGAGTTACCATTAACTTTGTCTAACCATTCGCGCGCCGTAATGGTTAGACTATCTCTTTTTATTTCGGTTTTTATCCCGGCCAAAATAGCCTCTAATTTTACTATAAAAACCGGGCCTTTTACGCGTGGTTCTGTTGAGCTAAAACCAAACGCGCCGGAGTGACTGCCATTTTTTACACTTACCATTATTAAACGGTAACCACCGTAAACGGCCGCATTTTCGTACGTTAAATAGTATTCGTGATTTTTTTCAATAGCCGATTTTTTATTGTTTGTCAACCCGGCTGCTTTTGCTAATTCAGCAATTAAATTTTCAATTCTTTTTTGAGTAGTCATTTTTTTGCAAGTTATGGGAAACGGTATTGTTACCCACCTCAAAACCGCGCTCCGTAAATAAATACAGTCAGCGCGGCCGGGATTGCAAACCACTTGCAATAATTTACAATGTCTATTTAGATAGTGTCTCCATTTTCGTCAAACGATCCCATACATTCTAATTTACTTAGCTTATATTTTTCAATCAGATTGTTAAGCTTATTTTCAGCCCGGCCAAATGTTTTTGAGCTGTAAATGTTTTTAGCATTAAAAATGATATGAAATTTTTTAGTTGATGTGCTAAAACGAAATTCTAATAAATGATCTGCGTTGTTAAATTCTATAATTTCGCCGTTTAATAATAAATCTTTCATAATTGCAAGTTTTAATAAGTTGGTGTTAAAAATATGTATGCTAATGTTATCGCGGTTATTATTGCCGCGATGATGATAAATAACCTATCCATTATAAATGTACTGTTGAGGCTATACCATGTATCAGCGCGTTAACAATAAATAATACTATTGCGCCCCCTGCTATTGTTGCCAATGCGTAAACTGCCAATGCTGATGGATTGATTTTTTGAGTTTTTAAGATTAAAGTTTTCATGATTTGCAAGTTTTAATTTATTTTCTGTTTGTTGATACAAATATAAATACAAATGAATTTAATATCCAAATTTATTTTAAACTTTTTTTTATTTATTTTTTTCGCAACGTGTGAAATGGCTATATTTAGCTATAATGAATAAACAAGCCGAGAATAAAAAACTTTATAAGTCTCTTATAGATAAAGGCTATCAGGAAATAAACAACGTCCTATATAGGCCTGATCAGGTGCAACAAATGATTAATAACGGTACTTACACACCTAAAAAGAAAAAACGTGCCTGTAATCGCCTAAAAACGGGGTGGATTGATGATTCACTTAATATAAAGAATAAAGCCGGACAAATAGATCAATTCATATCCCTATGTAAACAGGTATACCATATAGACGTATGGCCTGAATTCTATTTTACTATTGATAAACAATACCGATTTGATTATGCCATACCCATACATAATGGTAATGATACGCGCCTTGCTATTGAAGTAGAGGGAGGTATCTATATGAGGGGAGCATCTGCACACAGCTCAGGCACGGGTATCGCCCGTGATATGGATAAGTCAACACACGCAGCCGCAAATGGTTGGCGTATAATAAGAGTACAGCCATCACAATTACTCACCACGGATACCATTAATAAAATCATTCAGTCTCTTACTTAGTGTATTGAAACCGAATGCAATAGTGTACACTATACACTTTGAAAAGGTACTGTAAACCCCTGTATATCAGGCAGCAATACGTTACGCCTCCCGTGAAAAATACACTTTCCACCTATTTGGGCGCTGTTATATTTTTTTTCTTTCCCAGGTTGTGAAATATCAAAACTTTTTTTATAAGTTTGGTGTGTATTAAAACCATAAAGAATGACCGCAGTAAAACAGGACATAACTAAGCTTCTTTCGGTATCTGAGTACGCTACCCTGATGGGTGTTGATCGCAGAACTGTCTACAATTGGATGGCCGATAAAGAGAAGAAACTTGAAGTAATTAAAATTGGTGGGAAGCAATTTATTAAAACTTAATTTGCTCTTTTTTTGGCTAAGTGCGTTTCACACAATGGGAAATTTATGATAACAAATTCAGTATTTAATGGCGACAGATAAAACACCCTCGGGGTACGATTACCATAGAAGGTGGTTTGATTTTGCTTTTGAGAATCCAGGTAAAGTTACCGGAAATCATGGGTGCATGTACATCTGGTTTGTGGAACTTAATAACAGGCTTGGTTGGGTAAAGACTTTTGGGGCACCCAGAGATCATACCATGGCTGCCGTAGGTATAAGTTCTTACAATACTTACAAAAAATGTTTCAATGATTTGGTCGATTGGGGCTTTATAAAAGTGATTAGTCAGTCCAAAAATCAGTACATGGCGAACATAATTGCCCTATCAAAATTTGACAAAGCACTTGACAAAGCACTTGACAAAGCACTGATTGGGCACGTGACAAAGCAAAGTACCGGCACTGTTGCCATAATAAAACAAGTAAACAAAGAAACCATAAACAATATAGTAGTAGTAGAATACGCGCAAGCAATTATTTTTTTTAATGAAAGTAGAAATAAAAGAGTGCTTTGTGAGACGCACCATATTGACGCTTTTTCAATTGAAAAATTTTTCGAGCGTTTTTACAATGAAAAAATTGACATCGGTGAATTGAATAATAAAACGGCCGGCGAAATTGTAAAGCATTTTACGATGTGGTTGCCAAAAATAATTTTAGTCGATAAAAATAACAAGCAAAATGAAGGACCAAAAAAATCAAGAATTAGAAGTATTGCCGAAGCAGGACAATCAGCAGTTGACAAGGCCCTCGCAGTCGCAGCAGCAAAAAACAATAGCGCCAGTTGATAAAGAAATTGTTTCGGCTTTTGATTCGCCAAAATTATTTGACTGTTCGGATGCCGATGTAATTAAAATTTGCGGCGGCTCGGTTTCGATTGCCTTTGCGGATTTATCCAGGAAGGCCGATGAAAGCTTAAACGAGGAAGTGGAATATATTTTATCCAGGCTTCCGGGAAGTTTAAAACGACTGTTCCCATCTATGCGATTGAAGGAAGTTGCGTTGGCTATTGAGCGTGGTACCTGCAAGGAGTATGGGGAATATTACGGCTTGAATGTCGCTGAGTTTGTGAGGTTTTGCCGGTCGTACATGGATTCTGAAAAGCGGGTTAACACTGCAAAAGAGTTGTTAAAACCTGTTTCCACGCCCACTGTTAAACCTGGGGCCGAAACGGAATTTAATCTTTACAAAACCAATCTTCTGGGCGCGATGGATAAGCTAAAAAATGGTCATAATTTTGAGGTAAACGCACCAAGTCTGTATGACTTTTGTGATAAATTGAAACTGATAAATTTTACTACCAATGAGAAGTATGAATTTCTGGCCGAGGCAGCTCAGTGTGTCATCCGTGATCAGCAGTTAAAGCTTTCTGTTATAGTTGAAGATTACCACCGTAAGCCACTAAAACGCATAATTGATGTGATAACCGAGTGCGTTGAGAAGGAAACTCCGCTGCCAGGCGACATTGCCGTTATGGTAAAGGCGAAAGCTAAGTACCTGACTTTAAAGGCTTTTTTACAGGAAGTCGAGATAAATGAGTTGGAATTAGCCTACTTAGTAGAAGCTAAAAAAGAATTATTTTTAAGTTTATAACACTTTGTTATGTTATATTTTTATATTTGATAAATTAAACTTCTGAATTATGAGTTGGGATTTCTACAAAAACAAAACCGTAAAGGCCCGCAAGGAATATACTTGCGAATGGGCAGATCATTTGCAACTTTGCCATATCATCACCCCAGGTCTAAATGGCGGCCATGATTCAATCAACCGAATACAGGCAAAAAAATATGGCATCACCGGTGACGAGATAAAAATTCTGGAACAGTACGTTGCAGAGAGGTACGTCATCCAAAAAGGCGAAACGCATTACCACACTTCGGGTAAGACAGAAGGTATGTGGATGGAATGCCGCACTAAGATGGTGATATCTGATATTGTTCACAAATACGATTTAGCCAGCGACGATTAGCCATGACCGCGCAACAAAAACGAAATATCACCAGAGGCATTCGCCGCATATTCATGGATGGCCTTTGGGCGCGTGTAGGATGGGATTGTCCTGCAGGAACTTTTACTAAAATCAATCGGTAATGGCAGTTAACATAAAAAATTACACCAGCAAAATACCCGCGGCAACTTCTTTGGCAAAAATACAAAAGTTGTTGGTATCTGCCGGAGCCAAAAACATCATGCAGACATTTGCCGATAACGGTACTTGTGAAGCAATCGCTTTTATTTTGCCTATGGACGGCAAAATGCTAACCTTTCAACTGCCGGCCAGAATAAAACCATTGGAAAAACTATTTCTTGCTGAGTATCAAAAACCAACTGAAAGGTCACTTCAAATTGTGTCAGAGCAGGCAGAAATAACGGCGTGGAAGATACTGGCTGAATGGGTAGAAATTCAGATTACCATGATAAGATTGGAACAGGCAGAGGTTTTGGAAGTGTTCTTCCCATATCTGAGTGATGGCAAAAAAACCTACTACGAGAAGCTAAAAAACGATGATTTTAAACAACTTTTATTGAAATAACCATGGAATACAAGCTATTTTTATTCGGAAATCCCGAATTATTTGCAATGATTGAAGTTTTTTACCGCCCACTAAAAGAGGGCGAAGTTTTTAATTTTAATGGCAAACGGTATAAGATTTTAAAACTTGTCGTTCATTCAAGGGCAATTGAGTATGATGCCGATGGAAGAAAGAAATATCTCGATGAAAATAAGGGCAGAGAGTTTATGCCTGAGATTTACGTTACCGAAATACCTGAATTTTAATGCCAATCGTAACCCGTAAAGAATTTGCCGAATTATGCGGTTTTCCTGACGCAATGCAGCTAAATGTGTTCATTTCCAGGCGAAATGTATCGCATTTGCCCGATAATAAGAAGCTTCTGGACACCGATGACCCGATAAATGCGTTGTTTATTGAGGCTAAAAAGGCTCAAAATGCCGCTAAATTGCAAGCGGTAGCTACTCAGGATGTGTCAGTAATACCCAAAAGTAAGCGGGTAAATAAGCCAAAAACGGGTGTTCAGCCGAAAGAAGTGCAGCAAAAAGACAAGCAAATTGTTGAGCAATTGCAGAAAAACCAGGCCCGGGTTGACCAGGATATGCAAAAAAAAGCGCTTGAAATAGAGAATTTGGAGCTGGCGAAGCAACAAAAGCTATTGGCGCTGAACAAAGCTGCCGGTCAATTGATACCGGTTGATTTGGTGAAGGGCGTGCTTAAACGGCATTCGGATTCCATCATTAAAAGCTTTGAGCGCGGCATTGAAACCTTACTCACCATCATCGTACAAACTACATCTGGTGGCGACCCAAAGGTTCATGGTAAATTTTTGGGTATGGCAAAAAAAACGTTGAGTGATTGCATTGTGGCGGCAGGCGAAATGTCTGAGGAAGAAATTACGATATTGGTAGACGAATTTTCACAACAACTTAACAGGGGACAGAGACGCGTATGACACTTTTGAAACAAACAAAGTTTTTGAACTTTACTCTTTTGCCATCTAAGGGTAAAACAAAATTAATTGGCGTAGGAAACAACTCAGGTGGCAAACTTGCCTACATAAAGTGGCATCCAGGTTGGCGGCGTTATGCGTTCTTCCCTTTTGCTATGACGCTTTTTGATGTAGCTTGCCTGAATGAGATATCTCAATTTATCACCGAATTGATGGAGGAACGAAAAGTTGATAGCAAATGAAGTTGTAGCCGAAGCATGGAAGAATACCCTGATTGATATCAACAAAGATATTTTCAGCTATTCGATGGTTAAGCCATTGCCTTCCGAATGGGCAGAAAAAACGCTGATCATCCCGGATAACGTTTCCAGATACTCAGGTAAATTCAGTTACGACCTTACACCCTATTGGCGCGAACCAATAAACCACTTGCACGAAACAAGCCCGGTCCGGTATGTGTCAATTTTAAAATCTGCTCAGAACGGTTGTACGCAAAGTGTGGTGGTACCGGCAATGTTATACACCATGGCGATTGACCCGAATAACATGGCCTTCACCGCTGGTAACTTATTGCTTGCAAAAAAAACCATTGAGGAACGTATTGACACGATTTTAAGATCGAGCAAACTTGATCACCTTATCCGCCCACATGCTGTAAAAAAGGGAAACCAACGAACAGGCGATACGGCTCAGTCAAAAGAGTTTCCAGGTGGTACATTGACCATAGGTGCTACAGGTAGTGCCGATTTCTTCCGTTACTGGTCCGCAAAGCTTGGCCTGATAGATGATTTTGATACCGCGCCCGTCAATCTGGGTGGTGAGGGATCCGTTAGGTCGTTGATAGAGGGCCGCCAAAACTCATTCGGTGATAGCGCGAAAACCTTTTTTATATCCACGCCAACCGATACCAACACATCGCAGATTTGGCAACAATACCAGCTCGGGACCCAAAAGAAGTGGAACTGGCCATGTTGGAATTGCAGTGCATACATGCCAATGGATTGGAAAATTGTTTTGGAAGATAATTCTCTGGCCGGCATCATCTGGCGTACCGATGGTAAGGGCAGATTGATCAACGAATCAGTTGCTTTCCGATGCCCGCATTGCGGTGAGGTTACGCAGGAAAAAGATAAATACGAATTGAACCAGAACGGTACGTGGATATCTACTGTGGAAGAACCGCTGGAAGATTTACACGAAAGCTATTCTACCAATGCAATTACTCAGCCGCCAGGTTTTACCGGTTGGGTTAAGTTGGTCCAGGAATGGCTAAAGGCTAACCCTGCAGGGCAGCGGGCAAATATCAGTTTGCTGATTCCTTTCAACAACGTTCGCTTGGGCCTTCCGTTTGAAGATCAGGGTGACGCACCAAAATCAACCGCGTTAATGCAAAATGTCCGCAACTACCACCATGGCACAATTCCGGACAGAACCAGCGACGACGATGGCAATGGCAAAATAGTTTTGGTGACGCTGGCATGCGATTTAGGTGGCGTGATGGATGGAGAAAATCAGGATGTTCGTTTAGATTGGGAGATTGTTGCTCATGCTGCAACAGGTGTAACTTACTCGGTCGATCAGGGAAGTATCGGTACTTTCAAAAGAACCTTTGAGCGAAAAAATGATAAAGCCTACGATAAAGCGGAGCGCAAGAAATTTACTTACGCTAAGGGCATGAAGGATCCTGATTCTGTTTGGCCTTACTTCCGGGAAATATTAAACAAGATTTATAAATCAGAGGATGGGCACGACTTTCCGATTGATTTGACGGTTGTAGATACGGGGTTTTTTGAAAAGCATGCTACCCAATTTGTGATTGATATGCAGGAAGAAGGTTACAAGGTTTATGGCGTTAAGGGCCGTACCGATATCAAGTACCGCCCATTGCAAAGGGATTCAGCGCCGGTGAGAAGGTCGGTTGAAAAGCCAAAGCAACTTTACACGGTGGAAGTAAACCAGATGAAAGATGACCTGGCCGCAAACATGAATTTGCAAAAAGGCGAAGGCGGTAGCCAACCATCCGGTTTCATGAACTACCCGCAGCAGAATGAAGGAAAATACAGCTATCCAGGCTACTTCTCCCATTTTGAAGGTGAGGCCCGCAAGGAAGTGAAGGATAAATCTGATCAGGTTGTCGGTTTCCGTTGGGATAAAAAGCATAGCACCGTAGTAAATCACTTTTGGGATGTTAGGATTTACAATTTATGCGCGGTTCACATCTATCTGGATTTAATTCGCAGGGAGCATCCACAGTACAAAAATATAACCTGGGAAGAATTTGTTTTGTTGGTAACAGAATAAATTTATATATTTGGCTTGCTACAAGTTTTTGTGCTTTCAAGATGTTTTGATTAAATTAGGGGATGTAGCTTTCGCAAGGAGGCCACATTTTTTTTTATTGGCGCAGGAATAAATTAAGAATAATTAAAATCCAACCAACTATCGCCAGAATAATTGAAAATCCGCGAAAGCCCCAATAGTAGGGTGCAGAAACCGGATAACTAAAAGCCGAAAGTGTGAAAACTATCGTTGCCACTACTATCCAAATATTTTCTATTGTCATAAAATCATAACTTTGAAATTAAGAAAATGTTTTTTATACTTGCATAACATTGTGGGATGGAGCAGTTGGTAGCTCGTCGGGCTCATAACCCGAAGGTCGTGGGTTCAAGTCCCGCTCCCGCAACAACACATAGCCAAGACAGGATGTATGATTGGTTTTATTTCGTGATTAAATGGGCAGGTAGGTTTGTCATTTCTCTACCAATGCAGCTTATAGGAAATGATACTTAAAGCCAATTAGTAACAATACATCCGATATCGATTAATTTGCATGAAAGCCCGGTAAATATTCCGGGCTTTTTTATTTGCATATATCAAAACTGATTTCTACATTAGCAGTCACTAATAAAACGAATCTCAGAAATTGTTTAATTATGAAACTTTAACCATCATTTCCGTTTCCCGACCCATGTGTAAAAAAGTCTCGCAGTAATGTGAGGCTTTTTTTTGTGGAAATTAATATTTACGTTTGTTAAAACGAATTACCATGTGTGGATTTACTGAATACACCCCAAATGAGTACATAGCCAGTAAGTGCAGCCTTCGCGAAAAGATAGCCGCAATAGATGTGATCATCATGAATAACATTGCTTTGATTGGCAACGCAGTATCTGGTAGTACCGCCGGAACGGCCATGTATGAGTTGGATGATGGACAGGTGCGAATCAAAGTAAGCTACGACACGACAAATTCAATAATTGCCGCTAATACCGCGTTGGAAAAGATGCAACAAATGTACATCAACAGGCTTAATGGCCGTACAACTGTTCTGAGATCGAAATCTACGTTACGCGGCGGCTATGGCTATGGAGGGTATTGCGGATGTTAACAATCAACGATAAATTCAGGGCAGAACTTCAAGAAAAGTTTGTTACTAAGACAGATGAACCAGTAGAGCAAGAGCCGTCCAGGGAAACAAAAAATTGGTATGGTGGATTTGCCGGTAATGGTTCTGTTTATTCAAATACCGGGCCTGTTCCGATAATCAACGGCGTTTACAACGGCGAAAAGAATGCCGGTGCCTTGGGAAACCCAATGAACCTGTTTCCAGATTATCGGGCTTTACGATTCCGTGCCTACGAAGCCAGTCTGACGAACCCGATCATCAAGATCATTACCAGCAAATTCTTCAAATGGGTGGTTGGTAACGGACTAAAGCTGCAATCTGAACCACTTGAACGGCTTTTGAATCTTGAAAAAGTAAAAGAAAACTTTACTGATTTTACACAGAATGTTGAAGAATATTGGGACAGGTGGGTGAAATCCAAACAATCGGACTTCTCAGGAATGGGAAGCGCCCATCAAAATGCCCAAAATAACTTTTCTGGCAAATTTATTGGTGGGGACGTGCTGACCATTGTGCGGGTTGATAAAAAAACCTATAATGTCACCACCCAGATTATCGATGGCCAACATATCAATACGCCTACATTGGAAAACTCCTTCATGCAGGGAGCTACCGATCGTGGAAATGTGATTATCGATGGGGTTGAAATTGATAAATCTGGCAAACATATCGCCTTTTACGTTAAAAAAAGTGCAATCAATAGCAAAGATACTACAGGATTGATCGGTAACATTCCATCGTATGAACGAATTGAAGCTTATGAGCCAAAAACAGGTTGCTTAATGGCCTGGATGTCCTACGGAATCAAACACCGAATTGATCACGTTAGGGGTATTCCTGAAATTTCTGCTATTCTTGAACCAGTTACAGTTTTGGAAAGATACACCAACGCTACTGTGGCTACCGCGGAGCAGAGGGCAAGCGTGGTCCATGTTTTGCAACATGGAAAAACCTCTACAGGTGAAAGTCACCTGGTTACAAATATCAGGCAAAGAAATGGAATTGACGGATTGGATGGTGGACTACTTGGGGAGGCGGCGGCTAAACAAATTGCCATAACCGAAAACATCCAGGTTCATAACTTGCCAGTTGATTCCGAACTTAAAACTGTTGCCAGCAATAGCGAAATCAATTATGACCCGTTCTTCCGGTCGATGTTTGTGCAGTTTTGTGCTGCCGCGGACATACCACCAGAAGTTGCCATGCAACAATACAATTCAAACTACTCCGCATCCCGGGCCGCAATAAATGCTTGGGGATATATTGTTGACATCCATCGCAAAAGGTTGGTCGAAGATTTTTATCAACCGGTTTATAACGTTTGGCTGTATGTACACATCTTGAAAAATAAAGTTGAGGCCAACGGGTATATTGAAGCCAAAGAAAAAGGAAACATGGATGTGGTTGAAGCCTACAGCAATGCCAAGTTCACCGGAATTAATATGCCACATATTGACCCTGTTAAAGAAATGAATGCCATTCGCCTGGCGATGGGTACCGACGCGGCAAATGTTCCGCTGATCAGTCATGAGCAAGCTACTGAGGCGGCTGGTTTTGGTGATTGGGCGTCTAACGTTAAAAAGTTAGCTGAGGAACAAAAGACAGTTGATTCGCTAGGTATAGTTCCCGAACCAGAACCCGAGCAAACATCTGGCACAACGGCGCCCAAAAAGAAAAGTTAATAATTATACTTCTCCCAGGATCCAGTAAACTTAAACCCAAAATAATTAAAAAGCCTGATCAGCGTAGTATGCTGCAGGCTTTTTTCTTTATATCTCTTTTTAATATTTGACGCGTTGGACGCTGTAGTATAGCCAGCATACCACTTGGGTTTTGATGTGATTTCGTTAAAAAGTTCCTGTTCTGACACGCTCAAATATAGCTATGCGCATTGAAATTCACAATACTGTGAAACGATTTTTTTTAAAGTTGTTAAAATTCGACATACTTTTATCAACATGAATTATGCTTTAGCACGAGAAATTTACGGTGGTGGTGTTTGGATGGTTGACCAAATGAGCTTCACAACCCTATCAGCGATGCTAAAAGATTTCAGAAGTGGCGTTCAATCCGACAACGTTTCCGAAAAACTTAACAGCATAGCACGATTCAATGTTCTTTCAAATTCTACTGTTACGGCAGATTCAGCGACAGATGTAAAAAAGGAACCAATGGTTTCTGTAATTACAATCAACGGCCCTATCATTAAAAACGGCGGCATGAGCAGCAGGGGCATGGATGAAATATCGGCCATGCTCATGCTGTTGGATAAAGACGATAACATTATCGGCCATGTGATAATGGCAGACAGCGGTGGCGGTTCAGCAGCGGGCATGGAAATCATGCAACATGCACTTGATAGTGCTACCAAGCCCACCGCTACTGTTGTTACTCGTGGTGGTATGGCAGGTTCGGCCATGTATGGAATAGCAGCTCATACCGGTAGAATATTCGCGGAAACCGAAAAGGTTGAAGTTGGTTCAATTGGAACTTTAATTTCATTTAAGGCCCAACCGGACAAAAGCATCAATGTGCACGGTGAAAAACAAGTAACTATTTATGCGGACGCCAGCACTGAAAAAAATAAATGGTTTATAGAGGCGGTTAATAATGATGATTATAAACTAGCCAAAGAGCAAATCTTAAACCCACATGCTAACGACTTCCGCGAAGATATGAGAAGTAAGCGTCCAGGAGTTACCGACGCGCAACTAAACGGATCTGTTTATAAAGCCAAAGATACCATGGGTGTTTTGGTTGATGAAATAGGTGGATTGGCAGAAGCGGTTGCTTACATCAAGGTTGAGAATGAAAAAACAAGTAATAAATTAACTTTAAATAACAAAAATAAAAAAGCTATGAAGGCAGACGAAATCAAAAGTCAGCATCCTGAATCTTACACCGAGATATTTAATGCTGGTGCAAATTCAGAACGCGAAAGGGTTAAGACCTGGCAAGTGTTTGCCGGAGTAGACCAAGAAGCAGTAAACAAAGGTATTGCCAGTGGTTTACCTATTACTGAATCGGAAAGAAGCGCATTCCTACTAAAAGCGGCATCAAGCCAAAAACTTGCTGACCTTGCGGACGGAAGCCCGGGAGCAGTAGTAACTGAGCAGGCAGCCGCCGCTGGTGCAAAAGTGTCTACTGAGGATGAAAAAGAGTTTGAATCAATTTACGGGAAACATTCTGTGACCCTTAACGCTAACCCTTCACTTAACTAATCATGGGCGTAGATGTAACAGTAAGAGGCGCAACCCGCAATCAGTCTACAGCAGACTTTAGCGTTGACCGCATATTCATTTTTGACAACCGTTTTGTTCCAGGAACATATAAAAACAACGGGGCCACCACTATTAATTTAAAATCAGGTTATCTGGCCGCCCGAGCGGCAGGCACCTATGAAACCGCAACCGCAACTTTCGCTCCGCTAACCGCTGGTGAAACAATGATTATTGCTGGTTTAACTTATACTTCAACAGGAGCGACTACCGCAGCAGAACTTGCCGCAGCTTTCGCTAATTTGGATGCAGGAGCTACTACAGGTGCGGGAACCGCAACAGGCGCTTATTCAGGCACGTTAGCAAATTACTCAACCGGAGATTCTACTGGCGCATCAGTGACTTTCACTGCACTAACCAGTGGTAGTAAAACCGATTTAGTAGCTACAGGTACCGGCGATTCACCAACTTGGGTATATACTCAGGGTGCTGCAACCACAGGTTCCGGTTTCATACCAGTTACATCTTCTAACTTAGCAGACGTTATCGGCGTTGTAGCAATAGAAGGTGTGAATGCTCTTGGCTCAGGCGATAGCATTGCATGTAACATTTGTACCAAAGGCACCATAGATGGAAACCTGTTGACGTTGCCTTCTGGTGTTACGCTTGAAACCGTTGTAGGTAACAAGGAATTAAGGGATGTATTAGAAAGCTTAGGCTTACACGTTGATACATCTACGGTAGAAAACACAAAATTCGACAACTAAGACCATGGCAATATCTTTAAATCAACACCGTTTCGGTGTAACCCAGGCGGTAATCAAAGGTTTTACCGACAGCCGCGCACCACTACCAGGTTTAGCAGCGTTTTTCCCTTCTATCACCACAAGGGCCAAGCAAGTTTCATTTGAGGTAATGAGGAACAGACAGCTTGTAGCTGTTGATGTACAACGTTGTACAGACCCTAACCGTAATACTTTCAGTAAATCAACTGAAAAGATTTTTGAACCGCCGTTCTTTAGTGAGAGCTTTGACTTCACTGCATGCCAGGCTTACGATGTAACCTTCGGTATGGGTGTAGCGCCAAACAGCGTTAACGTTGATACGTTGATATCAAGTGCCAACAGGTACCTGGCAGAGTTAAAAAATAAAATTGACCGTGCCGTTAACTTGCAACGTGCTTCTGTATTACAATACGGTACCGTTACCATGATTAATGGCGATAGCATTGACTACCGCAGAAAAGCGGAATCAATGGAAGTTTTAACCGGCACAAGACGTTGGTCACAAACTTCAACTTCTGATCCGGTAGCTGACCTTTCAGCAGGCGCAACTTTCTTGCGTGATGAAGGGCTATCTGCAGGCGGCACTATCAACGTAATCATGGGTGCAACAGCATTCAGCGAGTTTATGACAAGTGCCAAAGTATTATCAGTGGCAGCTATCTTTAACCAGATACGTCGTGTTAACATTGATATGCCTCAGATCAACAATAAAACAGGTATGAACTTCCAAGGCCAAATTGGTGGTACTGATTACTTGTTTAACATCTGGACATATAATGATGTTTACGAGAATGCTAACGGCACTAAATCAAAATATATCGGCGATGACATGGTGATCATGTTACCAGATGATTTTGATGGTGTAACTGTTTACGCGGGTATTCCGTTTGTATTCGGTGACCAATTCTCTGGCCAATACGTTGCGCCGGTTGAAGCCGAATATCTGGTGCATGACGTTATTGACCAGGTTAAGAAGTCATGGGAGTTTATTGTAGAATCAGCACCGTTGGTTATCCCACGCTCTGTTGATAGAATATTCACATATCAAGTAGATTAATTATGTCAGTAAAAGTGTACAAAGTAGCAGTACCTGCAATATTGTTAAAAAACGGAAAAATGGCTAAATACGGCCAGGAAGTAAGAGCAGATCAAATTGATAACCCTGAAACCCGCCATGATGAAGGCTATATCAAATTCAAATCTGATTTCGATAAAGAAAACGATATCGAAGAAAAAAAAGAAGCTGAAAACGATGGCGTGAAAAAAATTGAAATCATTGCCGACCTGGAAGATGAAATTGATGATAAAAAAGACGGCGAAGCTGCTCATGACAGTAAAAACACCGGCAACCAACCAGTGAAAAAACTGATAAAATAATGACTGGCAACCTGTACCAATTAGCGCGACAGGACGCAGCAAAGATAGTAACGGCAGGCGGCTTCCAAGTCACTGCCGTTATTTCTACACCTGATAATTCCGTTTCGCTAACCGTGACAGGATTGGGCACAGGTACGTGGGTTACTTTCGATGACCTTAATTCTGGAAAGATTGTTAACAGTTCATCGAACTCTATTACTATACCAGAAACCCAATTAATTGCCGCCGCTTATCCTTACACCAAAAATGGTAGACCTAACCTTATTGGCCACAAAGTAGTGTTGGCTAATTCAACTGGTACTGACGGAACTTATAAAATTTCAGAACAGCATCCAAATGCCACCCTAGGACTGATGGTTTGCATAATCAGCAGAGATCAGTAATGCCGGCTATTATCACCCATATCATTCCACCTTCTTCATACGAAATTTGTCGTGATGCTTTGGGCGCTATCTTATTGATAGAACTTACTAATCAAAAGACACTAAACGAGGACCCGGAATTAGAAGTAAACGCATTTCCAGAAGAAATCGAAGGGCAGATATTATTGGAAAGCATGATACCTACTGATGCTGTGAATGAAATTACTATTAACATTTTGCCCGACACCGGTGAATATGTTGAGCAAAGCCAAAGCCAGGCAACAGGTATGTACCGTTATTTTATTGATATCCATAGTTCAGGTATATCAAGCACCGACAGCGCGACCAGAAGGGATAAATTTATGCGTATGTGCATGTATATATTCAGGTCTGCACAATACAGGCAATTGGGTTTGCCACTGCAATCGGGTATCATTGGTGGTGTGTATGTAGAAAAGTTCATGGTACAGGATCCGCATAAAAGGAAAGATTCAGATTATACCAGCTTCGCCCGTATTCATGTTATGGTTAGGGCGCAGGAAATAGCGGATGTTTGGGAAGGGGTAGCATTGGAAATAAACAACACAAAAGTTAAATTGGAAAATACAGAAAAAGGATATATATTCGTTTTCGATAACTAACAACAAAAAATTAAAAAATGGCAATCTCAACAGCAGTACCGGCAGGCAGCATAAGCCGTACCTCCGGTTATCAACTAAACAAGGGTAACTTTAGCACCGGTACGCCGTATTTGCCCCAAAAGGTAGTTATCTTAGGTGAAGCTAACACCGCAAATCAATCAACATTGGTCAATGATTCGGTTCAAATAACCACTGCCGCGCAAGCTGGTCAGAAATATGGTTATGGTAGCCCGATACATCAAATCGCTCGTATTTTATTCCCCGTAAGTGGAACTGGAATCAGTGTGCCGGTATATGTTATGGCACAAGATGAGCCCGGTGGTGCTACCGCTACGGTTATAGTAATAACCATTACAGGAACAGCTACTGCCAATAAAACGCATTATATAAACATAGCTGGTAGAGAATCGTTAGATTTTTCTACTTATGCTGTAAATATTGTAACTGGCGATACCCCTACTGTTATTGCAGCAAAATATGTAACGGCTATCAATGCCGTATTGGGCGCACCGGTTACCGCATCTAGTGCGTTGGGGGTGTTAACATTGACAGCAAAATGGAAGGGTGCAACAGGCGCTGGGCTAACTGGTATTCCAGATGTTGACGGAAACACTGCAGGTGTAACGTATGTAGTTACATCAAACACGGCAGGTACCGGAAGCCCATCAATTGCAGCAGCTTTGGCTTTGTTTGAAGATGAGTGGAACACATTGGTGATCAACAGTTATGGTACAGTAACACTTACTGACCTGGAAGATTTCAATGGCATTCCGGATAACGACAACCCAACCGGCCGTTATGCACCTATGGTGTGGAAGCCTATATTAGCATTCTTCGGCAGTACGTTGGCAACAACATCCGCCCTGATAGCTATTACAGACGCGGATGCTCGTGTTCAGAATGTTACTAACGTTCTTTGCCCTGCACCTGGAAGTGCAGGCATGCCTTATGAAGCGGCAGCTAACATGGTACTTTTATTTGCTAACGTCGCCCAAAGCAAACCACATTTAACCGTAGCTGGTCAATCATATCCTGATATGCCTATTCCGGAAAGCAATACTATTGGCGAAATGTCAATATATGCTAACCGAGACGCACTTAGAAAAGCGGGATGTAGCACAGTTACATTAAAAGACGGTGCATACAAAGTTCAGGACCTGGTTACAACCTATCACCCTGACGGCGAAATACCTTTGATATTCAGCGAAGCACGTTACCTGGTTATTGACTGGAATGTGAAATATGGCTATGGTCGTTTAGAAGATTTATATCTTAAAGACAAAACCATAGTTGCTGACGGTCAATATACATCGGTTCAAGATGTGATTAAACCGGCAGACTGGAAGTCTGTTTTGTTTACCTATTTTGATGCACTGGCCGAATTGGGATTGATCAATGACCCTGAATTTAGCAGAGATTCGGTGGTGATAGAAATTGACCCAACTAACCCGAATCGTTTTAACACTACATTCAGTTACAAACGTACTGGTACAACCGAAATAGAATCAACAACTGTAACCGTAGGGTTTTAACATAACATTAAACTAAAGAAATATGAGCTTTATAGGTGGTGACGTACTGGAGATAGTAGCACAAAACCCGACCGCGGGATCCTTTAGATTCTCGCCAAAGGCAGCAGAATCATATACCGGTTCAACCGGTGGTTTCAGAAATAACGATGATACCAATGGTGTGACCGGAAATGGTCAAGCCATTTGGCAAGTAAACAGAACCAGGTGGAGCTTTGAAGGTCCGGTATCTGTTGACTTCCTTTCGGGTAACGGAATACAGGACTTAACCGTTTTGGCTTCTGCCCAACAGGACACTACCTTTACCATAACTCTGGTATCAGGACAAATATTAAAAGGTACCGGCCGTTTTGTAGGCGAGCTGCCATTTGATACTAACACAGCACAAAGCACTATCAAGATACAAGGTGGTGGTCAATTAATATCATTAATTTAACCGTAAAAAACAAATCATGCTGCAGGAATTTAATGTTGCCGAAGATGTTGCCGTTAAGGAACTAAAAGAATTTATCGAGTATCATCTTGATGAACCTAAAACAGAAGAAGATATCACCCGCGATTATTGGGATTGCGTAAAAGCAGTGATGCGTGGAAATCTTATATTAGAAGATAAAGATTCACCGGTGCTTACCCTGCAAAAGCCAATCAACAGGGAAGGTGGTGGCGTTGAGGTTGGAGAAGTAAAATTCTTAACCCGTATCGCAAAGTCACACTTGGCTTCTTTGGCAAAAGGAATGGATTTACAAAAGGACACATTGACGTTTGCAAACCGGATGACCGCTTATTTTATACAGCAGCCATCCGTGCCGATGTTGGATAAATATGGCAAGCATGATATGAAAATTATTGATCAGCTTGTAGGACTTTTTCAATAGGCCCGGAAGCCACGGCAAAATTAAATAACGTTATAAAATCAATATGCCGTAACTACTTTTGGGCATCGCCAGAACAAATTGATCGGATGTACGTGGATGCTAAAGATCATCATGGTTTGTTTTTTTGGTACGGGGATATATTAGAGCAACAAAAGCCAGAAAAACCATAAGATGCCAGCACCATTAGTAGTACCTACCGTCTTTACAGCAGTTGACCGCCTATCTGGTGTGGTGCAGAGGATGCAACGCTCGGTAGGTGGTTTTGCCGGAAAAGCATCTATTGGTATCAATGCTTTAAACAGTGGCATAAACTCCCTTATACCTTCTTTTGGTAAATTAGCTAAACAAGCAGTTGGACTTGGTGCCAGCTATGCTATATTCAGCGGCTTTCGGGCTGCAGGTGATACCCTTATAGATTTTGAAAAGAACGTTGCGGGCTTACGGGTTGTATTAAACGACCTAACCGACCAGCAGTTTGAACCATACAAAAGGCAGATGATCAATGTTGCCAAAGCTACCCGTATGGGTGCGGATGTGGTTGCTGCTTCATTTGAAAAAATAGCTGAATTAAACTACGATTTGGCTAAAACACCGGAAGGGCTTGCCAGGGTAACTACCTCAGCAATAACATTAGCCAGGGCAGCCCGATTAGAATTAACACCGGCCACAGAAGGCTTAATTGCTATCATGTCGCAATTTGAATTGCCGGCCAAGGATGCTGACAGATTGGCCAACGCTTTAGCAGCAGGGTTTAAATACGGTTCAGCATCTATTGAAGATCAGATTGAATCCTATCGTGGTTTTGGTACGGTTGCAAAAGAAGCGAATGTTACCATGGAGCAATCCATCGCTCTAACGCAAACATTGGCCAGGTATCAGTTAAAAGGCTCGGAAGCCGGCACTGCATTAAGAAGTGCTATCATCCACCTACAGAACGCCGGTGCAGGATATAAAAGCGGAATATTCAGCTTGAATGATGCGCTTGATGAAATGCGGGCGAAATTGGCGAGCCTAAAAAATGATAAGCAACGGGATTCGTTCTTAAACTCATTATTCGGAATCAGGGCGGTTACTCAGGGTCGTTTGCTTGGCCGTAGCGCACAATTAATGAAAGACCTGTCCAATAACGTTACCGGCACAAACGAAGCCCTTAAACAGGCTGCAATCACTACTGAAACCTTTGCTTCAAAATGGGAGCAATTGAAAGGTGTAATGGCAACTTGGCTGATCAGTAATAGCTCTGCCCAAAAGGGAATGAACAGGTTGAAGGATATTTTAGTGTACGTTACTAATAATCTTGATAAAATAGTAGACCGAGCAATAACATTTGTTAAGTGGTTTTTGATATTAAAGGGTACTATCTGGGCGGTACAAGTTGCTTTGTTTGCTTACAATGTTGTAATGGGGGTAACCGGAGCAGTTACCGGAGCAGCAAGTATAGCTATTGGCCAAAGCACAGTGGCGCTTACAGCCTATCGTGTGGCCACTATGGCATCGACTGCAGCTACTTGGCTATGGAATAGTTCAATTGCCGCAGTGTCTGGTAGCTTGACAGCGACTGGTATATTTGGAGCAACAGGCATTTTGGCGTTAGCCGCGGTAGCCGTATATGAAATTGATAAGAACTGGAAAAGTTGGGGTGCATCTATTACTACAATGCTTGGTCCATTGGGAGAAGTGTTCAATATGATTGAGCAAATTAAGCAAGGCACCAATGTAGAAATGAAAGCCAATTTGGAAAAAGGTGGGCTATCTGGATATTTCGGGGCTTATGGC